CTCCGGCGAGAGCGACAACTCGGCCGCCTTCTGCCAGCCGTACTGTGCGATATGGAAGGTCATCTGGCCCGCCATCGCGAGCCCGACCGCCGGGCCGACGACCGGCATCGCGAGCGCCGCGGTCGTGCCGATCGTGGTGAAGGGGTTCTCGAGGATCGGGTCCACGACCTGGCGCAGTACCGCGCCGGTGACGCCGCCGATCTTGGTCCCCTTCTGCGGCCCGGCCGTCAGCGCGGTCTGCGTGGCGTCGCGCGGGATCGGGAGCGTCGGCAGGCCGGGCAGGGTGAGCGCCTTGATCGCCGGCCCCGGCATGCGCTGCGTGCGCTCCCACTCGTCGCCAGTGAAGACGCGCGACAGCTTCGCCGTGGGCTTCGTCGGATCGGCCGGGAGTCCGCCCGGCGTGTATTGCGACTGCTCCCACTCGTCGCCCGACAGGATGCGCGAGGTGAGGCGCTGGGGCTCGACGCGCGGGCCGGTCATCGTCCACTACCGGAAGACGCCAGCGTCGCCGGCCGCTGCGGAATGGACACATGCCCAGGATCGAGGTCGCCCAGCGTCGTGAAGCCGAACTCCGTCGCGTGCTCCCTGATCCACTTGATGACGCGTGCCCCGCCGCCGAAATCGATCGCGCGACCAGGTGTGTGGTCGCTGGTGAGCGTCCACGTGACGACCTCGCCGGGCGTTGAGCGACCCTTACGGAAGAGGTGCTCCTGCCGGGCCTGCGTCCGTACCGTCTCCTTCGGTTCCAGCGTGATACCATCGGCCTTCGCCGCGGCGATCATCGAGGTCGCCGCCTCACGCACGTCCGGTTCCAGTAGTCGCAACTCGCTGTGTATCGCTTCGTCGCCGGCCTTCGACTTCGCGCCGAGCACACGATCCTCGTACTGAGTCCACGACTCGTGCGGCTTGCGGTTGGTGATCTGGTCGATGCGGTGCGTCGGGACGTGGCCGCCGGTGTCGGCGCGCGGCGTGTCGACAACCATGTGTCCGCTCTTCTCATAAGGCACGCCCGGGACCGGCTTTGCCGGTGTCGGCGCGTTCGCGGCGGGCGACACTGAGGGCGCACGCTTCGTGGCCGGTGCCGGTGGCGTTGCCGGAGCTGTGATATTGATCGGCGCGAGTGTCGCGGTTGATGGTGCCATCGTCGCCGCAACCGGAGCCGGCGCGGGCGGCGCGGCAGGTGGCTGCGCCATCACAACCGCAGGCGCCATCTGCACCGGCGCGGCACTGATCGGCCTTGGAGCAGGAGCCGGAGCGCGAGCAGGGGCCGGAGGCACGACTGGCGGCGCGGCAGCGCCACTGGGCACGTCATACCCCATGTCGCGCAGGTATTTCGCGTACCCCGGACCCTTCTTCGCGACATCCTCAAGCATCGCAGGCGTCGCCGGCCTCGCCGGGACAGCAGGCGTGAGCAACCCGGCGAGCGGATGCGCGGCGGACGGGCCGGTCGCCGCAGCGGCACCAGACACCGCGCCGCTCGTGCTCGGCGCCGAATGCGTCGCGCCGTGGTATTTCGCCTGTCGCTTCGCGAAGTTCTCGGCGCGCAGCTTTTCCGCCGCCGTCGGGTCCGTCTTCCGGAGCTCGGCTTCGTTCAGGTGGTCGGTGCGCTGCTGTTCCGCCTCGGCTTCGCGCAGCATTTCCCGCGACTGGTGCGTCTCGGTGGCGCCTTCCGAGCGGACCGACAACTGGCGCTGGAGCGTCATGAGCTTCTGCCGCTCGCTGGCGGACAGGTTCGGATAGCCCGCCGGCGTCAGGTTCTCCTTCATGAACTGCGAGCGCGACTCCGGCGAGAGCGACGCGAGGTTGAGCAGGTGGAAGTAGGTGTCCGGGTCGCCCGGCTCCTTCGGGTGCCGGATCTGGTCGACGCGATGCGCGAGCGCGTTGTTCTCTTCCGGGCTCATCGCCATCCGCACCTTGAGCGGGATCGCGTCGAACGAGCCCGTCTTCTCCACGATCGCCGACGCACTGTGGAACGCCTGCATCTGCTGCTGGCGCTCGTCCGCCGCGCGATCGGCGAAGCCTTGCCGGATGCGGTGCTCGGCGGCCTCACGGACGCGCGCATTCGGTAGCTTCGCCGCTTCGTCCAATCCGGCCAACAGGTCGGGCGCGGTCGCGAGAATCTGATCGGACGCGCGCTGCGCCTTGCCGAGCACAGATGCCTCACCGGTCAGCCGTTCCGCGTCCGCGAGATCCTTCCCCGAGAGCTCGGCGCGGTGCTCCTTCAGGTACGCCTCGGCCGCGACGTCCTGCTGGTCGTTCACCATCCGCTCGATGATGCTCGCGTGCGCGTTGCTCGTGAACAGGTCGAGCTTGGCGCGCGTCTCCTCAGCGCTCCAGCCGGCCTGCTTCGCGTAGGTCGAGACGAGGATCCGCCCCTCGTCGATCGCGAGTTGCCGCTTCTGCGGGTCGGCGTAGTTCGTGACCGCCGTCGCCGTCCGGTTATCCGCCGCGGCCGCGAACTCGCGGGTCTGGGCGCTCTTGTATTCGCCTTCCGCGTGGCTCTCCACGGTCGACAGGAGGTCCGCGTAGTGCGAGCCCGCGCGCTGCTGAAAGGCCAGCGTGACGTGGCTCCCGCCCTTGACGCCCTGCCCGATCTCGGCGACGCCCTTCTCCCACGCTTCGCGCGCGGCGTCCCTGGCCCCGAGCGCGTCGATCCCGCGGTACTTCGCGAAGATGTCCCGCTCGACGGACGCCTTGAGCTCGTGGAGCCGGTTGTCCGAGGCGACGAGCTGCGTCGCGTCCGCTTCCTGGCGCGCCTGGTCGGTGATCTGGGCCGCCAGCTTCGCCGGGCCCGAGAGGTCGAGCGGCGCGGCGACACCGAACGCGCCCGCCGGGGTGTCCGTCGAGACGCGGACGCCGGGGAGGGCGGTCGGGGCCACCCGCTGCTGCGCGCGGACGGTCGGCATCTAGCGCCTCCACTCCTTCGCCTGGCCGGCGAGGCTCGCCGCCGTGGTCAGGAGCGTGCCGTAGGCGCCCGTGCGCTGCGCGCCGGCCATGTTCCGGGCGCCGGCGCGGGTGAGGGCGGCCTTGTTCCGGTAGTCGGTCGCCTGGACCTTGTAGCCCCACGACTCGCGCGCCGCGTTGAGCCGCGTGGTCATCGCGTCGAACGCGCCCAAGCTCGACGTCTCCGCCTGCACGTCGGCGGCGGAGCCGACATTCGTGTCGATCCCCTGCCCAGCCAGCCCGACCCGCTGCGCCCCGACCGTCTGGCGCGTCTGGCCACGGATCTGCTGCTCGGCCAGCGCGCCGCGCGCGGTAGCGTCGGCCGCCTGCTGCTGGGCGAGCCCGGCGTTCTGCTCGAGGAGCGAGGCTTCGTAGTCACCCTGTGCCTGCGTGGCGTCCGCCTGCTTCCGGCCGGCGAGGAAGGACGAGAGACCGCTGGCGCCGGTCAGGGCGGCGAGCGCGATGGTCGAGAGGGCGGCCATCAGAGGTCTCCTTCCGGCATGGCGGCGAGGATGGTGGCGGGGAGGGGGTCGACCTGCCGCACGGCGATCCTGCCGTTCGTGTCCGGAGCGGACTTCGTCGGCAGATGGATGTCGTCCGTGATAAGCGCCGGCGGCAGGTCGGGGTTCTCCGTCTCCCGCGCTGGATAGGCGTCCAGGTTCTCCAGCGGATCGGTCCCCGTGGGAATCGCGCGCCCCATGAAGATCCCGCGCGTCTTCTCCAGAAAGAGGCCCACCCGCTTCACGTTCGTCTTCTTCGTCTTGAGGCTCGGCCCCGAAGGCGTGTCGATGTCCAGCGTCTCCAGATCGCTCGTGTACGGCAGTCCGACGCGCACGACGGCGTAGGGCCGGCCGAGGGAGATCACCCCGCCCACGACGGTGAGCGGGTCGCCGTAGTCGGCGTTGTTCGGACTCGCCACGACGAACCCGTCGGCCAGCACGGAGACCTGCTTCCCCTCGAGGTGCGACAGCCCGGAGAACGTGCTGAACGCCTTCGCCCAGGTCGTGCGCGCGATGTTCTGCAGGGTCGCCGGCACGGCGCGGTCCGGCCGGACGGAGATGAGCGTCGGGGAGGTCCAGCCCTCGATCACCAGCCGGACGAGCGCGCCGGACGCGTCGGTGATATGGATCCCGTTCCCGACGTCGCCGACGACGAAGCTGCCCACGCTCGCGGTCGCGATCAGGAGCTCGCCGTTGTCCCACGCCACGCCGCCCGACAGGGTGATCGTCCCCGTGGCGGCCGCCCAGCCGTCGTAGGACAGCGTCGAGTCGGAGAAGAGGAAGTCGCGCTGATTGGTGAGCGGCGTGATCGTCCGCGAGGCCATCCGCTCGATGTAGCGCTTCGTCACGCCGCCGATCGTCCGGTTCACCACCAGGTAGACGCGGTACTCCCGGCCTTCCGGCACCGCGCAGACGTTCTCCACGAGCCCGTCCGTGTCGTGCCGCGCCCAGCCCCAGATCTGATGCTCGCGCAGATAGGTGAGGCTCAACAGCACCCCGTCCGAGCGCGCGATCCACACGACGCCGCCCGGCTTCTTCGCGTAGGCCCAGTCGAGCAGCGTGTAGCCGTCGAAGAGGTGCTGGGAAAAGACCGTGAGGTCAGTCCCGTCATAGGACGACGACTGCACGGGCGAGAGGTCGTGCACGGCGCTCCCCTGCGCCTGCACGTAGATCGCCGACTTGTCCACCTCGAGCGGCGCCAGGCCGTCCGCTGCACCGTTCGCCGACAGCTTGTGCGGATTGATCTCCCCAGGCCGGATGACGCCGGCCGCGTTCTCGTCTCCCCGGATCAGCTGCTCCGAGCCGGACGTGAAGGCGACGAGGAGCCCGAGGTCGACCAGATGCCGGACCTGGTTCACCTGCCGGCCGGCGAAGCGCCAGTTCACCATGTCGTCCGCCTGGAGCGGCGTCGAAATGGCGAAGTTGCTGTAGATGCTCGTCCGCGAGCCCCAGACCCGCTCCGGCTCATTGAGCGAGGCGGCGAAGAAGCGCCGCTGCTGATAGATGCCGACGGCGCCCGGGTAGTCGCCCGGCGCGCCGAAGAGCGCAGGCTGGGAAGGCGGGGCCTGCTCCATGTTCGCCGCGACGCCGGTATCGGTGTAGCCGATCGCCGACTTCACCCAGGAGATCGCATCGAAGGGCGGGGTCGCGGCGTCGACGGTCATCGAGAAGCTGGTCGCGCCCGGCGTGGTCGTGCCCCCGGTCACTTCCGGCACGAGATCGATCACGATGGCGGCGTACCCGTTGTCGGGCACGTTGAAGGAGCCCGTGAAGGTCTCCAGGCTGATCGCCGAGCCCCCGTAGATGATGCGCTGGGCGATGATCCCTGCGTCGACGCGCGGCTCGCCGTCCCGGCTGTAGTAGGCCCGGATCGCGCCGGTGAGCAGCGTCGGGCTCCCGCCGACCGACGAGATGCTGAGCCGCGCGCGGACGAAGTAGACGCCGTCGTACGGCCGCTCCGAGGCGGAGATGGCGGCCAGCGGGTTCCGGGCCTGCGTGGCGGCCTGCGTCAGCGCCGTCGACGTCGTGGTGACCGTGGAAGTGTTCGTCGTCCACGCGTTGTCGCTCGTCGCCGGGAGCTTCGTCCCGCCGGCGGGCCCCTTGAAGCCATACGTCACGCCGTCATCGGAGGCGTAGACGTTGTACTCCACCGAGTTCGCGGCCGGCGTCCAGGTCAGGATCACAGGCGCCGGCACCGAGGCGATCCGGTTGGTGGACGAGTAGATGACCGGGAGCCCCTCCTCGTTCGTCGCCTCGTCGACGGCCGTGACTGCCCAATACTTGATGACCCCCGCGCTCCCGCCGCTCGAGCCGATCCCGGTGACCTGGCCGATCATCGGCCCGATCGTGATGCCGGCGAGCACCCAGCGCGTGTGCGCCGTGCGCGAGAGTTCGCGCGGGGCGTAGCTCGGATGCACGAGCGTCATCACGTCGGCCGACTGCGCGTACTTGAGGAGCGCGACGTCGGCCGCGGCGTAGGGCGTCGGGATCTCGTAGACCGAGCCCGTGAGCGCGTACCAGACGGCGGACCAGTTCGCCCCAACGCCCGGCTGCGTGGTCGCGCCCGAAGTGTGCGCCGCGGTCGCGTAGTAGTTCACCCCGCCGTTCGACCGGATGTCGCCGAGCGCATAGGCGGTGGCGGTCACCCAGGCGGCGACGCCGGTGACGACGACGACCCCGCCGTTCTGATGCACGCGGAGATACCGCTCACCGAACTCCAGCACGTAGGTCTGCGAGTCGTTGAAGACCCACGGGATGAGCCGGACGACCTTGGACGAGTCCTTCACCTCGCGCACCAGCTCCGTGCCGGCGCGGTTCGCCGCGCCCCCATGCCGCTGCGGCACGAAGTTCCGGAGCGTGCGCGCGCCGGTGATGTACTTCTGCACGTCCGTGCGTGCGTAGAGCGACGGGGAGAGCTCGCCGCCGGAGAAGGACCGCTGCGCGACGTTGGCCACGTCAGTTCCTCGTGGTCACGAGCTGGCCGTCGCCCGGCTGGTCGGGCTGCTCTTCGTTCGCGGCGTTCGCCCATGCCTTGGCGATCCGCCAGGCGTACTTCGCGAGCGCCCGCTCCCCGAGTTTCAGTTCGTCGCCTTCGGTGATCGAGGCCGCGATGTAGCCGCCCAGCAGGAGGGCGAGCGCCTGTGCGAAGTCCGCCGGGTACTTCGTCACGTCGGTGACACGGGCCGTGTAGACGACGACGAGCGGGTCGCCCGTCGCCGTCAGGTAGTCCGTGAGGAGGAGTTGCCCGGAGTCGTCGCCGGACAACTCGTAGGGGATGCGGCCGAGCTCCGTGTCGTACCGCACGCCGAGCCCGTTCAGCACGCGGCGCATCGCCACCAGGTCAGACGGAAGCCGGTAGCTGTACTGCCACTCGCTCGACGGGTCGCTGAGCACGGGCGCCAGCCCGGTGAGTGCCGAGCGGCGCCGGGCGAAGTGCCAGTTGAAGTCGCGGAGCACCTCGTCCCGCGCGTTGTCGTAGAACTCGCGGCACGCGCGCGCCTGCGCACTCCGGTCTGAGGTCAGGTCGACGTCCGCGACCGTGAGCGAGACCCCGACGTGGCGGAGCGCCATATTTGCAATGTTGGTTTTCGATGTGGCCATTACGCCAATCCTCCATTGCTAATTGCGGTGCGGTTGCATACGTTACCGATATGCCGGAGCGCCGCCGCCAAACCGTACCGCCTCATTCGCATCCGCTGATTCGTATTATGGCGGCCGTTGCGATTGACGAGAACATGTGCTTCGTGTGGCAGGGAGCGACGAAGCTCTCCGGACGGACGGTGCGCTACGGCCGCATCACACACGCTGGCCGAGGCTGGTACGTCCACATTCTCGCCTATGTCGCTGCGCGCGGGCCCGTTCCGAGGGGCCTCGTTCTTGATCACACGTGCCGCAACTCGCTGTGCTGCAACCCGCTTCACTTGGAGCCGGTTACCCAGCGCGTGAACGTGCTGCGCAGCAACGGAACCGCAGCCGCGAATGCTACGAAGACGCATTGCATTAGAGGGCACGCCTTCTCTGAGGAGAACACCGACTACTACAAGAGTCGGGGGAACTGGGCCCGTCGTTGCCGCGTCTGTTCGCGTGCATCCGTGAACCGCTCTGCTGCAAGGCGGCGGGCTCGCCAAAAGTAAGGAAGCCATCAGCGCCTCACTTGGCGGCGACGACGCGGCGCCGCTCGGGTGGATTCGTGCCGCTCGTGACGGTGCTCGTGATGGTGCTCGTCGACGCCGAGACGTCGGCCGCGGTCGCCCGCGTGGTGATCGCCGCGTCCAGGCTGTCGAGCTTGGCCGCACGCCCGGCGGAGTAGTCGGCCGCCACCGGAACGACCCCCGGCACGCGGCCCAGGAGCGTAGTGACGCCGGCGCTGTCGGACTGCGCGGTGAGCGTGCGCGACGCCGTCACCCACACCTTGTCGGCGGCGGCCTGTGGCAGATCGGCGGCCGCGTTCAGCGCCGCGTCCACCTTGTTCGCGGCCGTGAAGGTGAGCTGGTCCGTCTTCGCCTTGATCGCCGCGACCTCGGTGTCGACGAAGTCGTCCACCGTATCGAGCCGCGTGGAGATGGGGATCGCCGGCACCGCGGAGGGCGTGTAGATCGGGCTCGGGTCCCACACCTCGAACCCGAAGGCGCCGAAGGCGTTGTTCGCCGTCGTGTCGTTCGGGCCGCCGTACTTGATCCCGGTCGCCGCGACGATCGTCTCCACCGCGTAGGCCGCATCCCAGGTCAGCGAGGCCGCCGGGGTGAGGCCCGTCACCACAAAATCGGCGACGACCGTCGCGAAGGCGGTGGCCACGTTGGAGAAGTCCTGCAGCGGCGCGACGCGCGCGACGACCGCCGCGCCGTTCAGGACGCCGAGCAGGATGGCGGGGAAGGTGGTGGCGCCGTGGAGTGTGCCGACCATGCGCACGCGGACGCGGCCGCCCGGCGGCACCGTGAAGGTGTTCCGGAGGTTCGTCGTGTCCAGCGCCGTCATCGCCAGGAGCGCACTCGTCGCCCTGGTGACGGCAACGGCCGGATCGTAGAGGCACGCCGCGAGCAGGTTCACGCTACGCGCCCGGCTCCGGAATCAGGCCAGGCCGTTCGACGGCCGAGCCGTGCTCCGGCGCCGACGGTGCAGGGTCGGGAGCGGGCGGGCGCGCGGGCGCGTCCCCTGCCATCGACACGCCGGTGGCCACGATGCTGTCGCCGGCGAGATGCAGCTCACCGCGCTCGCGGTCGAACACGATGGAATCGGCCTCGACCTGTGCCCGCGGTGGCTTCCGCGGCGCGGCCTGCTTCTTCGCCGCCGGCTTCTTGGCAACTGCCTTCTTCCCTGCGCGCTTCGCGCTCTTCTTCTTCGCGGCCATCGTCGGTCTCCGGTGAAAGTCAACTGCGGGTGAGGTCGCGCCCCGGCCTGTCCGAGCGCCGGGACGCGTGTTCGGTCGTCCTACAGCACGCTCCGCCCGCCGGCGGCGGTACGGCCTTGCGTGACCGTGGCGTTCGCGCCCGTGCCGCGGACTTCCAGCACGAGCGGCTCGGGCTCCGGGTTCGCCTGCTCGCCGGGCTCGCGCGACTCGATCTTGCCGGCCACGTCCACCATCCAGCTCGGCAGCTTCTCCTCGAGCTTGCCCTTCTTGTCCTTCAGGAGCACGTAGTCGAACACGTCGCCCGGATTCCGGATGCGCCCGTCGGCCGGGTACTGCCCGCGCCGAATCGCGCGCACCCGAACCGAGCGCTTCTCTTCGTCCTTCCGCTTCGCCTCAGCGACCCTGGCCTGCGCCTTGAGTGCTTCTGCGGCGTCTTCCTCGGCCTTCTCTCGGGCATTGGCGGCGGCCTTCTGATCCGCCTGCGTCTGCTCGGGCGGGATCACGGGCGGGGCGCCGTCCGAGGTGAGCGGAACCACGACGGGCGGGGGGCCGTCCTCGTGCGGCGTGGCCTCGGCCTTCACCTTCTTCGTGCGTGCAGTCTTTGCGGCCATGTGCGAATCCTCCAACCGCGAGCGCCCATGCGAGCGCTCGGGTCAGTGAGAGAGTGGTTACTGGATGGTGACGCCGGCCGGGTAGTAGACCTCGTTCTGCACCGCGCTCGCGAGCGTCAGGAACGCGGTGACCGTGATGCCGGTCATCGTGGCGAGCGTGTAGTTGAGCCGCGTCCAGCGCGCCCAGAGCAGGTCGGGCGGCACCGGGATGATGAACTTGTAGCCCGCCACGAGCGTGGCCGCGGCGAGTGCGGCCGTGGTCGCGACGGTGACCGGGGCGCCGAACGCGGACGTAGTGTCCGCCTGGATCGTGACGGTGAGCGTCCCGCCACCAGCCGCCGAGACGGTGACCGCGACGACGACGACGAGCGGTTCGCCGACGCCCATGTTGCGGTCGGACGAGTGGTCGATGGCGTTCGTCGAGACGGCCGTGACCGTGAGCGCCTGCGCCTGGCTGTAGGTGTTCTGTGCGTCCTGGTACATAGGATCAGGTCCTCAGTGAGTTGCGTGGGATGGCGATCAGGTGACCAGCGCTTCGGTGGGGAGCAGCGCGTCGACCGTGCGGATCGGCACGCCGAGGAAGCTCAGCTCGCCGCCGACGCGGTCCTGGCCGAACTGGTTGAGTGCGGCCTGCACGGACAGCGCGTTCGTCGACTTGTTGAGCGCCTGCACGCGCAGGATCGACTTGGCCGTGCGGTTCGCGTAGAAGACGAGCTTCCCACGCGGCCCCTGAATGCGATCGATTGCCCGCGACATCAGCTCGATCAGCTTGACCGTGGCGCCCGCAGTGTCGGCGAGCAGGTCCGACGTGTCGATGTTCGCGATGCGCACCACTGACCGCCAATCCATCACGGCCAGTCCGACACGCCAGATGTACTGATCGCGGTAGCCGCGCATCCGGTTCGCTGCCGGTGCGTTGTTCGCGACCGTGGTCTCGATCACGCCGAGCCCGAGGTCGTTGTGCACGAGCCCCGCCTGCGTGTTCTGCGGATAGATCAGGCTGACCGTCTGCGGATGCCAGTTGATCAGCCAGATGGACGTGTTGTCGCCGCCCGAGCCCGACGGCGCCTTGAGGATCTGCGCACCGTTGCCGGCGGTTGTGCTCGAGTAGCGGACAGCGAACCCGGTGAACTGCTCCGGCGTGAGGCCGGCGTTCCCGTAGAACAGGGAGGTCGCCATCTGCTCGTTCATCGCTTCCAGGAACGGGAGCGACTGGTTGAGCCGGAACTGGCCGAGGTCGGGCGCGAGCTCGGCGATCATCTCGTCGATCTCGCTCCAGGCTTCGATGCGCGCGGCCTGCTCGTCGAACTGCGCGGTCGTGGCCTTCGAGGGCGGGACGCCCTGGTTGGCCAGACGGAAGACGACGGCCGGGAGGCCGGTGCGCATCGTGACGCGCATGCCGGTGGGGAGATTGCCTTCCTGCACGATCGCGTCGTCGAGGATCTCGTTCGACTGATTGAGCACCTCGATAATGCGCGCGATCTTGTTGTTCGGGCCGAGCTGCTTCGCGTAGTCGGCCATCGTGATCATCGGGACGCCGATGCTTGCCATGTGGTGCCTCCAAACGAAAAACGGCCCGCATCGCCGGGAGAGGCGATCGGGCCGTGGTGAGCGGACGTGTGGGTTGTCGTCGTGCCGTGGAGCTGGTACTACGGAGCGCTACATCATCGGACTATCCGGCGGTGATCTCCGCTTCGGTGAGCCCGGCGCCTTTCGGATAGAAGACATCCTTGTCGGACAGGCGCCCGGTATCGCCCCCGCCACTGTTCGGCAGAATGAGCGGTCCTTCCCCGGCGGACTTGCCCAGCCAGTGCATGAACGACACGATCGCGGGATGATCCCCGAAGCCCGTCTCGTTCAGGAACGCCTTGATCGTGGTCGCCCCCTCGGGGTTCACCTTCGCATACGCGACGTCGATCACCTGGCGCCCCTTGTCGATCGCCGCCTTCCGTTCCTCGGGGGTCTTGCCCAGGGCGGGGTCGGCGAGCGTCTTCGTCTTCCACCCGTCGATCACGGCTTGGGACTTCGCGTTCTCCGCGTCGAGCGTGGCCTTCACCTCGGCGGCCGTCGACTCCACGAGCTGCTGCGCCGCGTCGTTGGAGAGTCCCAGCGAGCGCGCAATGGCGGCTGTCCTCTCGAGTGCGGTGGCGTCCAGCGTGGCGTCTTTCGGGAGCGTGAGGGTGTACTTCCCATCGACTGGCGGCGTGTGCAGTGCCGTCAGCTTCTCCGCAGCGGCCTTCTCGGTCGCTGCCTTCTCGGCGGCTACCTTGTCGGCCGCCGCTTGCTCGCTCGCCGCCTTCTCGGCAGCGGCTTTCTGTTCCGGGGTCTGCGCAGCTGCAGCAGCGGCAGCAGCGTCGGCCGCGGCCTTCTCAGCGGTGGCCCTCTCGCTCGCAGCAACCGCGGCCTTCGCGGCGTCATCAGTTGCGGTGGCGGCAGCAGGATCAGCGACGGCAGTGCCGCCAGCAGTCGGATCGTCAACCATCGTCGTCCTCATTGGTGTCGGGTTTCTCGCTCACCATGCCCGGCTCTTCGGCGGGCGCGGCGGCCTGCTCGGCCGCGTTCCGCTCCATCGCCTCGCGCTGCATCAGTAGGTACGCGTCCTGGTTCGTCGTGATAACCGCGATTTGCACCAAGTGGCCAATGTCCTGCTTCCCGGAGTAGTACTGGACGCGCTCAGGCCCATCACGCATCACGGACGCGGTTGTCCTGCACACATCGTCTCCGAGTAGCCACCACACAAACTCGCGGCCCTCGTAAGACGCCATTACGGCATTCACGAACGCCGCGACCCGGCGCTCGGCCTGTTTCTCTTTCTTGCCCGCGCGGCGGACCTGCTTCCCGCTGCTCGCGTTCTGCGTGAGGGCGCGGGGAGTCGTCATGAGCCGAGTTGGATGATGCGCGACTCACCGTTCCCGCCGTTCTGCTGCGCCGTGAACTTCTTCCGTGCGTACCGGATGGAATCGACGTGCTGCTCGTAATAGGCGACACGATGCGCCAAATCCATGGCGATGATCGTTGTCTTGTTGAGCTGTTCGGCCAGCGCTTGCGCGACAGCAGTGTGGGCATCGAGGTCCACCCGCATCGCGGCAAGCTGCTCCTCGGGTGTCAGATATGGTTGTTCATCCATTGAGCGCATCCTCAGTGTGATCCGCCGTGCTCATGCGGGGCTCCCGGCGCCGAGCAGACCGGCGACTTGGCCCCCGCCCGCACTGAGCAGCGACGCGAGCGCGTTGTCGCCCGTGGTCGGCGACTGTGAGAGGTCACGCACCGCCGGCGCGACCTTGGACGCCAGCTCGGCGGCCTGTGCGGCCTGCTGCTGCTGCGCGCGCGCCTGCCGGACCTCGGCCACCTTGTCGTCAGGCACCACGACGCGCGGCGGGACGCCGGTCATCTGCGCGTACTCGTCGATCATCTGATCGCGGTCGACCTTGTCCCACACGGTCGGGTCCTCGGCCGCGAGGTTCGTCACGAAGCCGGTGAACCGCTCGAGCCCACCGGTGGCGACCGCGCGCTGCGCCTGCGCCATGACGGACTCGTACTCCACCCGCAGCGTCGCGCCGTCCAGCTCCGGCGGGGGCGGCGGCAGCATCCCCTTCCGCTCCATGATCGCGTAGGTGCGGTCGATCAGCGGGTGCAGAAGATCGGAATCCAGGCGCGTGAAGACGGGACCAAGCGCGAGGAGCTTTTCTTCCTTCCGCTCCATGATCTCCGTCGCGGTGATCTCCTTCCGGTCCAGGTTCTCCAGCATCAGGAAGAGATCGACGAAGTACGCCTGATCGATCAGCTGCTTCACTTCGGCCGTCTCCTGGCGGAGATCGTTGAGGTTGAGGTTCACCTGCATCGCCGGCCGGAATGACTTGTTCGGTCCTTCGGCGACATACGACACGTCGCCCGGCAGGATGGAGAGCTTCGACGTGCGCATCTCCGGCGGGGCCACCATCGGCGGCTTGACCATCTTCTCGATCGCCTGGAGGCCGAACTTCTTCATGAGCTGGAGCGCCTTCACGTCGCCGAGCGCGGTCATGCCAGGACAGTCCGTGCCGTAGACGTCCTCGCCAGTCATCTCCCAGCGGGGCGCCAGCACGGGGAACTCGTCGTAGCCCGATTCGAGCAGGAACTGTTGGTCGCGGTTCGCCGTCTCGTAGTAGCACGAGGAAAACGGCTTGTACTTCGCGTGCAGCCGGTTCGGGTCATAATCATCGTTCGGCTGCACGAGATGCGTGACCGGGATCCACTCCTCGTAGTTGCTGTTGTCCCATGCCGTCTTGATCGGGCCAGACACCTTCGACCAATCGAGGTCTCTGGCCGTCCCCGGCACGCGGGCGAACTGTCCGACGATCTGGCGCACGGTCATCTCGTACTCGCGCCCGAAGACGCGCACGTCGAGATTCTCGTCGTTGGCGAGGTAGTAGGAGCCGACGGGGTGATCGAAGCAGCGGATCACCGTGGCGTCGTCCTCGCGCACGAACATCGCGCCCGTGGCGAAGTTGCCGAGGTCGCCGTACACGACCGGGAGCTTGGAGTAGAGGTTGGACCGTTGGAACACAGTGAGCATCAGCGTCCGGACGATGTGCAACCAATCCTTCACCGGGCCGAACTCGCCCAGGTCGGGATCCGGCGGGGCGAGCCGGAACCACGGCCGCGCCGGGCTCGTCACGCCGGACATGAGCCCTGAGGAGAGCGTGCGACTGGCGAAGGTGGCCCGGGAGTCGATGATCTTCTGGTTCCGCCGATCGCCGCGGTTCCGGTCGCTCGTCTGGAAGCGGGTGCGCCGCGGCTTGATCCAGTCGGCGATCTCGCGATAGTGCGCGTCGAAGGACGACCGCTCGTTCTTCATCGCGGCCACCTGCTTGCGGGCGCGGGCAAGCGGCGTCTCCTGGGCGCGCACCACCGCAGTGGCCGTCATCCGCCGAGCAGCGTCTGGCGCTGCGTGGGGGCGGCCGACTCGAGGCCGGACGGACCCGTGAGCAGCGTGCCGCCCTTGGCCGGTGCCGCAGGCGCGAGGAGCCGGCGCCGGCGCGCGGCGGCGATCGCCGTCAGGCCGGCCTGGTCAGGCTGCGGCGCGGTCGGGAGCGACTGGATCGGCGGCGCGACGACGGGCGACCCGACGAGGCGCCCCGACGTCCAGCGGAGGAGGTTCTTCGCGAAGGCGGCCATCAGCTGCGCTTCCCGCCAACGATCATCGGCATCGCCGGCATGATCATGGGTGCCGGCTTCTTCCGCTTGCAGTGGACGAGCACCCCGTCCGGATGCTCGTCTTTCGCCCACGCTTCCCAGCCGTCCTTGCCGAGCTGGCCGAGCCCGTTGACCATGACCTGGTCGCCGTGCCCGTGGATCTTCGCGGTGAGGTATTCCCACTCGTCATGCATCGGCAGCGTCTCCTTAGCTCGCGTCGTAGCCGGACATGGCGACCGACTCGACCGAGCCCGCGACGCCCGCGGCGGCGAACTCCAGCGTCATCGCCGTGTTGAGCGAGCCGGGGATGTTCAGGCCGGTGAGGATGAACTGGAGCGTCTTGTTCACGTCCAGGATGAAGCGCTGGGTCCACAGCACGGTGCCGCCACCGCTCGCGCCGTCCCGAAGGCTCACGTCCATCGCGCCCGCCTGCGCCGTGGCGCCGGTGGAGAAGATCGCGCAGATCGACGTGCAGACATGCCGCGCCGCCGCGTTGGCCGCCTTGCTCGTTGATGCTTGCGCCGCGAAGCCAACCGAGGCTGCCTGCGCCCACTGGCCGGGCTGCACGACGATGAGCGCACCGGCCGCTTCGCTGATGGCGGCGATGAGCGACGCGGCCGAGGCGGCACGGGCCGGGACGACGGTGCCGGCCACCTGCTCCAGTTCCAGAATCATCGGGAGACCTCGCGGAGATACGCCCGCTCGTACAGCGCGAACCCGCGCTTCGTCAGCGTGCGCTCGTTCACGGGCGACTTCGCTTCCAGCGTGAAGTGGATCCACTCCGCGTGCGCCTCGCCGTGCGCGATGAACGCCTCGAGCAACAGCAGTCCGGCGCGCGTCTGCCGATATTCGGGGATCACCCACCAGAACATCTCGCTCAGCACGCGGATGGCCGGGTTGTACGGGTGCGGCGCGAGGGCACCGCCGATGAAGCCCACCGGCCAGCGGGAGTCGAGCCCGACGTCCACGTCGGCGATAAAGAAGGGCTGCGCGTCGATCAGCTCGGCCAGGAGGTAGCGCGCGGTCTTCTCGTCCGGGTAGAGCGACTGCTGCGTGCCGTAGAACTCGGCGAAGTCCGCGAGCTGGTGCGCGAGCCACAGCACGTCATGCGACGCGGCCGGCCGCACTCGCACCTCGGCGCCACGGGTCCGGGCGTGGGCCAAGATGCGGGCGGCGAGGCATCCCAGCGTCGGGAGCTCGGCAGCAACCACGGCGGCGGCGGTCATGAGAGCATCCCGGCAGATCCCCGGTCGGCCAGCGGCTCGTAGTCGCTCGCCATCTTGCCGCCGGCCGAGGCTTGTGCGGTGCCGAGGGCCGGCATGTCGGGCAGCGCGAAGGTCTGGAGCAACGCTTCCCAGAGGTCCGGGCTGGTGCCGTTGAGGAGCACCTTGATCTGCGCCTTCTCGATGACGCGGAACTTGCCGCCCTCAAACCAGTAGGTCGCCGCGGTCGCTTCACGCACGATTTCGGTGAGGCCCTGCGGGAGCGAGCCACCGCGCTTGATCCACTCGGCGCCCTCAAAGTAGAGCTCCGACCGCTTGTTGAAGTAGCGCGGGTTGTTCGGGCTCCCCGACGCGTTCACGGAAAAGAGCGACACGCCGCCGAGCAGGCAGGAGTCGATCACGCCGGACGCCCAGCCGCCGGTATCGTCAATGCATTCCAGCTCGGAGCCCCACGCTTGTTTGCCCTTCATGAGCCGGCCGGCGATCGTGTGCGACCGCTGCCCGCGCAGCACCACGGGGTCGAACGAGACCAACCCCTGCCGCGGGAAGAGCACCGTCCGGTCATCGCCGAACCGGGCGACGTCGACGCCGATCCGCTTCTGCACGTACTTGAAAGTCTCTTCCTCGACCCCGCGCCCGATCGCCTCGTTCACCTCGTCGGCGGAGAGCAACGTGTTGAGGCCGCCCGGCGGGAACTTGCCCAGGATGAACGACATCACCCACGGGTTGTCACGCCCGTAGAGGCCGATCTGCTCACGCGCCCATTCGGCCAACACACGCGGCGTGCGCTTCGGATCGTCCGGGTCCGCCGTGATGTTGATCAGATGCCAGAGGTGCCGGTGCGGGCCGGACGCTTGGTAGAGGTAGCCGTTCTGGCTCGTCGTGTTGCCCGCCTGGACGATCTTGCCCCACCGGCAGTTGGAGAGCCCCTGCTCGGCCGAGCGCCCGACGGCCGGCGGCATGTCGCCGGTCTCGTCCAGCAGGTAGAGGATGAACGGGGCGTGCAACCCGGAGAGCGTGCGGCCCATCGCGTCCGGGTCCGCCTTCTTGGCAAAGGATCGCGCACCGAGGAACCACGTCTTCGGATGCTGGCGGGAGAAGATGCTCTCCGTCGTCATGTCAAAGGCGCGCTGCAGCAGCTCCGACCGGCCATACCAGACGGCGAACTCCTTCCAGAGTCCGTTCTTCAGGTTATCGCCGGTGATCGATACGGCCGCCCCGTTCGGGTGCTGGTCCTGATCCGCATAGCAGAGGAGGAAATTCCACCCGCACCACGACTCGACGGTGGACTTCCCCGGGCCGGCGCACGCGGCCAGCGCGATGCGCTGCGTCTTCGGGTCGGAGCTCGCGAAGGCGGCGAGCGCGTCCTGCTGCCACGCGTCCGGCTCCGTGCGGAACAGGTCGCGCACCATCTGCGCGGGATCGGCGCGCCAGAGCCGGATGCGGTCGACCGCGGCGTCGGCAGTGCTCATCGGGAGGGCGAGCGCGAGAGCGAGGACGAGCTCACGCATGGGTCCCGGCCGGCTGGTCCCAGCTCCGTGCGAGAAGCGCCTCGAGCGACTCCGAGAGCGAGTGCTCCGTCTTGTCCTTCAGCAGCCCGTGATAGCGCATCAGGAGGCCGACCGCGGCCTCCTTCGACACGAGCTTGATCTTGAGCCCGAACTTGCCGTATTCGATGCTAGCGATCGCGCGGCGCACATGCGTCGGCATCTGGTGCACAGGGAGCAGCTTCCCCTCCGCGTCGTACAACTCGCCCGGGTCGAGCAGGGCGGCGTAGGAGAGCTCCTCGATCGTCCGCGCGGCCGTGGCGTCGTACTGTTCGAGGATCGGAGCCCGGAGCGCGGTGACCAACTCCACGACGGCCGGGTCCTTCAGGAGCCGCGGGCCGTTCGTGGCACAGGTGTCCTCCGTGCACCCCGGGAACGCTTCGCGGTACGCCGCCGCGGCGTTCGGCCGGCCGGCGTAGATGTAGGCGAACTGCTTCTGCTTTTCGGTGAGCGTGGCGCCGATCTCGCCCAGCACCTCGGCCGGCGACGGAATGACGGGGGCCGCAGCACGCTGGCGCGCGCGTTTCCGTGCGGCGCCCTTCTTCGCAACCTTCTTCCGCGTGCCGTTCGTCGATGCGGCCAGACTGACCTCCCGGAAACGAAAAACGGCCCGCGCCTCTCGGGAAGAGAGACCGGGCCGTGGTGAGCGGTGCTGCGGGTTGTGACTGCTGTACTTAGCCTACGTCAGAACGACCGATCGCGCAATAGTTTACGGGATTCTTGCGAGGAGTGGGATAGAGGCGACGCACAAGAGCGACGCGAACAGGCCGCCTCGCACGAGCCGGCGCCCCAGCACAGGCCGATCGTGCTCTACCTCGACTCCGCGATACATGACGCATTGCGCGAGGCCGAGAACTACGAAGAACAGGAGACTGCGGGTCATGGCGTTCATGCTACCTCGGCTCAGGTTGGTGCGCTAGACAGGAACGCAAGCGCCTCGTCGGGGCTCATGTTCTGGTCCCGCATGTGGATGGCCTCGGCGGGGGTGACCTCGGCCAGATACTTCCGTCCGTCCGGCCAGCGGATCACGAAGACGCGCATCCCGCACTCCGCGTTCCCGGCGCCGACGCGATGCTGGCAGACGAAGGTGTCGTGGCTCATGAGGGCCGCGTTCGTCCGCACGCGGTGGCCGCGCGGGCACTCGATCGGCTCGTGCGGCCCGAGGTGGAGGTGCGGGCGGACGATGAAGCGGCCGGGGGACGTCACCGCCGCCGCCTCCACGGCGAACCGTTGGTGAGCAGCCACACGCGCGCCGGGAGAAGCAGGTTGAGCCAGCGCATGTGCAGCCGGAAGCAGATGTAGTGCGGGCTCAGTCGAATGCGCAGCGGAATTGACTCTCTGAGTACGCGACACTTTCCGTCGTCGCCATAAGCGAGATTGCCCCAGACGTAGTGAGGGCGCGCGCTTCGCTCGATGACCAGCGGCTCCATCCCGGCGGGATGCAGGAAGACGCAGCTTGCCACGGTGCTATGCGGCCGCCAGATGCGGAGCGGGCGCGTAATGCGGACCTTCACGTTGACGACATGCCTCACGTTATCGCCGTCGAGCCAGCGTTGCAGCCCATCCGTGTCATCCGTCACGCCATCGCCAGCGATACCAATCCACGTCGGCCAGACCCGGGCATATGCCTCGATTCTGCGAACGGTCTCCGCATTTTGCTCTGGCGTGACGACGGGCCACTCTCTACCAGGCCGATCATAGCGCAGCCAGTAGTACGCAAGCGTGCCGCCGAACACGCACCACGCCGCGAGATACGCGAGCGAGAGCCAGGTCCACATGCTCATCCCCCCTCCTGCGCCGGCCCGCCCTTCGTGATCGCTTCGATCGCCGCCTGCACGTCGGCCGGTAGGTCGGTCGGCATGACAGCTACCCCCTCCGACAGCTTCCCGGTGACGCGGACGTGGTGCTGTTCGGCGGGGCTCCACTCCGGGTGGTCGCGGATCAGCGTCTCGCGCCGCTTCTTCTCGCGCTCGACCGCCTGGTCGTAGAGCTTCTGGGCGGTCCGCATCTGCGGGACGCGCGCCTCGTAGAAGCCGAGCTTCGACTGCACGCCCGTCGCGATGCCGGTCGTCCGGTTGAGCTGGTCGACCAGGGTGCGGATCCACCCGTCGTGCTTGCCCAGCTCCGCCGTGTTCGCCTGCATCGTCTGGTCGCGGAGCGTGAGCACTTCGCCGAGCTGGTTGAACTCGCGGCGCTGGTGCGCGATGCCGAGCCAGCGGCGGAGAAGGCGCGCGAGCCAGCCGTAGGTCAGCTCGTGCGCGGCGCTGGCCTGGGCGGCGGAGAGCGGGACCGGCTCGGCCGGCGCGGTGTCGGGAATCGGGGTAGTGGTCATCGCGTCACGGGAGGGGGATAGAAGCCGGCTTTGCCGAGGACGTGGGCAAGCGTCCGGGCGAGCTTGTCGTGCTCGATCGCGGTGCCGTTCTGATGCCCGAACTTCTCCGCGTACTTCGTGGCGGACTGCTCGTACTGCATGCGGGCGAGGTGGATCGCCTGCTGTTCTGCGCGGGTCAGGTAGACTCTCATTCGGCGTCGACCTCTTCGGTGGGATTGGCGGCTAGCTCGGTCACGATGCGCGCGACCTCGACGGTGAGGCCGGGATTCCCGGCGTGGATGCTCAGGGCATCGTGCCACTCGCCGGAATTGCGCTCGCGATACTCCACGCGATCCATCAGCGCCGGCTCGCGCGACGGAACGACGCGCCACGTCACGCCGTGACTGTCCACGAGTTCGCGCGGCCGCGTCACCTTCGGCGCCCACGGCCCGCGCTTCTCCCTGCGGTCCTCTTCGATCTTGGTCACGAGCGAGTCGAGCAGCCACGATAGCTGCTCCTCGATGAGGCCGCGCACATCATCGTCGCGACGTCTATCCACCTTGGCGCGGAGCCAGGCCGGATCGAGCTGGAGGCGAATCTCGTAGAACTCGCCGTCCGGAGTGACCCTCGCCACCTCGTGCTTCACGGTCGTCATTCGGGTCTCCAGATCAGGTGACCGCTCTCATCGACGACGAGCGGGTAGCGCGCGAGCAGCCAGGCGAACAGGTCGACGTCCGTGCCCAGCACGTAGAGCCAGCCGCAGGCGTCCATGTCCTCTTGGAAGTCGCGCTGCGCCGGGGACTGCTCGCCGGTCGCCGTCTTCGCTTCCCAGGCGAACCCGAGCCCGCGCGCGCGGTGGAAGTAGAAGCGGTCGGGCACGCCCGGGGTGATGTACTTCGCGTGCCGCGGCTGGCTCGTGTTGATGACGCGGAAGCCGAGGGCGCGGAGTTGCTTGTCGGCGCGGGCCACGACCTCCTTCTCGAGCCGCGCGTCGTCCGCGCCATCAGCCAGCCGTAGATCGTCAAGCAGCGGATGCGTGCCATCGGGCCGCATGTTCCGCGCGACCGACCCCCCGATCGGCTGTGCGGCCTGTGCGGTGCCCTGCTTGATCTGTTCGATCAGCACGGCTTTCTCGATCAGATACTCGGGGATCTGCTGCGCCCGGAGTTGCGCCCGGAGCTCGTCGGCCGTGAAGAGGCTCACGAGGCCCTCCGGGTGTACTCGCAGGCGCACCGACGTACTCCGCGGACGGTCACGGGTGCGCAGCACGGGCCGTGGTGCCAGAGCCAGCGGGCGAGAGTGTGCAGCACGTCACGCATGGCCGGCGCCTCCAGCGGGAGGGATGGCGGCGAGAAGTTCGGCGGCGCGGTCTGGTTCCAGATCGGCATAGACGACCCAGCGATGGTCGCAGCCCTCCCAGTCGTAGCAGCGCAGGCAGTCGCCGCACGAGTCGCAGTGGTCGCCACAGCGAGGCTCCGCTTCCACGCGGGCATCCGGCAGGCCATCGGGGCGGTCCACGATCTCGGCGATCATGCGCGGCCTCCGTCTGCGTCTCGGAGGCGAGCGGCGAGGGAAGTGCTTACAGCGCAATGGCTTATGGGATCGACCACGAATCCGCTCGCGTTGCTCGCTGGGTCAACCGCAAGTACAGGGGCTCTCTCGGGATGCTCTGGTGCGCTCAAGCGAGCCTCCAAGGCCGCGACATACGCTTCGACCGCGAGGCGCCGCACGCCCGGCAGGCCATTCTTCCCTTGTCCGAGATAGGAGAAACACAGCGCGTCCATCAGCGCAGAGAAGGCGGGGCTGGTCATGGTGCCCCTCTCTCGGCGCGGTAAATCGGGTCACTCCACATGCAGGCATCGCACAGGAACACTTCGCCGGGGTTGGCGAAGCGAGACCAGTAGCCCTCCGTCACGACGTAGTAGCCCGACGTGAACCGCTCGGCTGGATCGTAGACGCCGATGTCTTTCTGGCACCGCGAACAGTGATCGTGCGGCACCGGAGCGTCCCGACTGGCTCTGCTCTCGAGTTGACTAGCGACCGCAGGGAGCGCCTTCGCGGTCTTCTCCTGATGACCTTGCTCCTGCTCTGACACCGCTATCGTCGTTGCTCCTCCCTCTACGGGGATCGGGGGAACGGCGGCGGACGCGAGCCATCGCTCATACCACGGCAGGAATTGCTCGTGCGCGCCAGCGTGACCCGCCGAAAGGCAGCAGTGCGCCGCCTCGTCGTAGTTGTTGAGCGCCTCACGGACGGCCGAGCAGCGCGGCGGCTCCGGTGCTGAGGGGGCGCTGGGCTGGTCGTCCTCGGCGGTGCGCGCGGCGGTGAGGGTGGTGATGGCGGTTCGCAGCACGTCCCACGGGTCGAACTCGGCGTTGAGCGTTCGGTCGTCGGCTTCGTGCCACTCGTCGGGATCGCCCGTCGCCGTCGCGAGCTTGCCGATCTCGCGCAGCAGGGCCGTCCACGTCTCCTCCAACTCCGCGACGCGGTTCTGCAATTCGGTCGGCTCCGGCGTCGGTGCGTCGCCCGCTCCTGACGCGAGCCGGGCGTTGCGCTCAGCCCACGTCTCGTCGGGGATCGGCAACCTGCAATGCCGGCAGTTCTCGCCCGCGATCACCACGTGAGGATCCGCGCAAACGCACGTCGCCGTCGCTCCTGCTGGTGCCGGGGCGCCGCTCGACGGGAGGGCGGACGGGCCGATGGCCTCAAGAATTGGGGCAGCTCGGAGCGAGGCGGCGACGTTGTGGGCGGCGATCGACGGGAGGGCGGCGCTAGGATGGCGGGCATCCCATCCGCAGTACGCGCAGTAGTCGTAGGACTCGCGGGGCCGAGATTCCACAAACCGGAAGCTCAGACTGGCGTGGCAATTCGGGCACGTTCTCATGCGGGCCTCCGTTCGGCCATGCGAGTTGAGGGACGGCAGCGGTTCACGATGGCGGTCACGCGCTCGCGGACGGCTTTCGGCGTCACCGTGAACAGCCACCGCTCTGAGCAGAGGAGCCAGAGGTCGAGCGCCTCGTCGTGTGAGATGGCGAACGAGCGCGACGCCTCGTCCCCGTGGTAGCCCTGCTCGCCGTCGCGGTAGCACCGGGCGTGATGGAGCCGCCCCCACATGCTGAGCATCCGGTCCGCGCGCTCCCCGCCTCGGTACAGCCCGTCGGCGTCATCCAGCGCGTACAGCAGCGCGTCCACGTCGGGTCGATCGAGCACGACTGCCGTCGTCGCGGTCCGCTCGTCGGGCGGCGCGGAGGAGCGGGGATCAGCGGGGGTCATTGGCGGGGCTTCCCCGTGGCGTCGAAGCCGCGTAGTTGGTCGTGCCGCGCGTTGAAGGCGCGACGGAGCGCCCGCTCCTCGTCGGCGGCGGTCGGCTTCGGGAACATGCGGTCGAGCAGCGTGACGGGGCGCGCCATGCCGCCTTCCGTGCCGTCTGGCACCTTGATCCACTCGCCCGACTCCTGCTGTTCCTTGGTGAGCGAGTCCCACGGACGGACTTCGCCGGTGTGGATGTTGGCCATGTGCTATCTCCCCCTGTAGTCGATGGTGCGAAAGAACGTGACGCCGAACGGGCCGAACTTGATCCGCGCGCCAGCCGCGCCGCCCCACTTCACGCCGACCATCCACTCCTGCCATTCGGCGTACCAGATGGCAGCCACTTCATCGGCGGCTGAGGCGCGTTCGGGTCACGCTGTTGAACCAGCATCGCAGTCGGTGTTGTCTCACTCGGCATCGGTCGGGCTCGCGGAGAGGGCGGTCGGATAGTGGGCGACGAGGTATTCGGGACTGAGGCGGTCGCGGTGGAGCGGCCCAGGGCAGCGACGTCGTAGAGCACCACCGTGGCGGGCATGAGGTACTGGCGCAGCACGCGGAGCTTTTCGATGGTCAGATCGTCAACGAAGGCACCCTTCTTTCCGGAGAGCGCCCAGATGACATCCTCCAGCAATCCTTCGGCGGTGTCGTCGGGCCAGCGGTCGGTGATCGGATCCGTGGTGATGGATCTGGCGTTCGGCATGTCAGGCATCGGGTCCCTCCCTGGTGGGGAGCGCGGCGCGACGTTCGTCGGTGTAGCCGCACGAGCACTCGAACCAGCCGCCGCTTCCTTCGCAGCGTGGGCAGAGTCCTTCCTCACCGTCGCCGCCCAGCGTGTCGGTGGCGAGGTCAGGGCAATCGACCCATCGGACCGTCTCCCATTCGCCGCACGTCGGGCAGATCGGCGGCAACGTTCCTGCGTCGTATTCGCTCATGTGGCGTCTCCTCTGAATTCCATGTTGCGCATCGCATGGTCGGTCGCTCCGCGCAACTCGGCCGCACGCTCGTCCGCGCCGGGATACATCATCCAGCGGAAGAAGCGCACGGTGCCGGGTGAAACCGTCTTGCTTCCGGCCAGCCAGTCCAGTCGGGCCGTATCCTCGGCTCCTGCTCTGGCGGCGACGACGAGCTGGCATACGCGGCCTCGTTCTGGATCGGCCCCGGCGCGAAGCCGCGAAACCGCCCGTCGCGGTCGATCAGCAGCTCGTCCAGCGACTCGGCGCTGTCCCAGTAGAACAGGCGGCGCGATCCGACCATGTCGGAGAGCTGCGCGACGACGTACTCCGCGTCGTTCGTGACGGTGGGGTGCTCGTCCCACGGCCCGAGGTCGCGGATGATGACGCGGTCGCGGTCGGTCGTCTCGATGCGGAAGCGCGCGTGCCGCTCCCCCGCCGCCGTCTGGTCGTACTTCCGGCCATGGTTGGATCCACCGCACCGGCACCGGCACTTCTTCCCGACGCTGGCGGCGCACCGGCCGCTCCAGCCCTTCCCGCACTGCTGCGACATACCAGGCTCCTGAAAGTGTGTGCCTGAATAGTAAGTGATGCGCTTACGCTTGTCAAGGCTCCGCTTACGTATTACCTTCCCGCCATGCCCATTCGCTGGAAGCTGGCCGAGGTCGCCGCCCGGAAGCACCTGACCGCCTACGCCCTCGCTGGCGAGACCGGGATTTCCCGCCAGACGCTCTACAAGCTCATGCGCCAACCCGAGGTCACCCGCGTGGACGGCGAGACGCTGGCGACCCTCTGTCGCGTGCTGGGCGTGAAGGTCGGCCAGCTCCTCGAATACCTCCCCGACGAGGACTGAGCCCGTCATGGGTGTTCCCTCATGCTCCTGCGGGTGATCGGACAGCGGCCCATGCAGCGTCGTCGTGCCTCGTCCGGCGTCTGGGGTGGGAGGAGGAACAGTCATGCGAGCCTTGGCGTTGTAAGCGCAGAATCGTTTGGCGAAAACCGAGAACGATCAACCGCAAGTACAGGTGCCCTCTCGGGAGGCATCGCTGGGCGGAACACGACGATGGCGCACGGGAAGGGCGCGGTGAAGCGAGCGCCGACGAAGCGAATGCGGCCCTTCACGAACCGCCGCTCGCCCTTCTCGGCGTATTCATGCCACCAGCGGGTATCCGTGCGAGCCGGGACAAGACACACGACCGTCGCGCCGCGCTGGCTTTCGCCCCATGCCTTCGCCATCCACTTCGGGATCTCGGCGCCGTAGGGCGGATTCATCCAGCAGACGTCCCGGCTCCAGTCCTGCGCCAGCCCGTCGTCCTCGGGCGTGAAGTGGCGCGGCACCTTGGCGTTGTAGGGCAGCGCACACACGTCAAGCGTGAAGCCGAACTCGCGGTCGTAGACCTCGAAGAAGCTCGTTGGCGTCTCCCAGTCCGTGCGGTCAGGGATCGGGTGCTGCATCGCATTCAGGCGTGGGTTGCGGGTGCTCATGCGTCGCCTCCCGAGAAAGCCAGCCACCGCGCCTCGACGTCCGCACAGCACGCCCGCACCGCCTCGCGCGCGGCCTCGGTGTCGAACGGCGCCCGGTGCTCGTCGAACGCTCGGTGCTGCCAGTCGGTCAGCGGCACGATCTGGTCGGCGTCTGCTTTCCGTCGTGCGCCTGCCCCCTTCCGTCCGACGTGGGCGTTCACGCACGGGCCGGCGCCATCCCAGACCGACGGGAGCGCCTTCACAAATTCCACGCGCTCGACGGATTCGTAGGTGCGAGCGAACTCCCGCGCCTTCCGCTTGCGGTTCACCTTCAGAATCACCGTCCGTGGGCGAGACGCGAGCGACGATCCGCCAACGAATGCGCGGCGGCGGCGCGGGCCGAGGCCTGGACGGAGGGGCGTGTGCTTCATGACTGCCGCCGGCCCAAGCTTTTCTGAGCACGCTCATGCTGGCGCGCCTGCTTGGCTCGAGCGCGCTGGGCGCCGTACAGCTTCACGGGTCGCTCGAGCGGCACCTTCTCCGCGACGGAGGCCGAAGCAGCGGACTGCACGAGGATCCGGACGCCGGGGAATCGTTCCCGCGCGAGCGACTCCGCCACCGACTTGTCCGGCGCCCGGACGCGGCCGAGCTCCGTCGGCGACCGCAGCGGCGCGGAATCGGACCAGACGATCCACGTCACGAGGGCGGTCATGTGCCACACCTGTCACACCCGGTCAAAAAGGTGTGGCACGTCGAACTTGTTGCGGCGCAATCACCTGCCTTACCTACCCCACCTACCTTACTTAGGGGGTAAGAAGTGCGACGCAGTGTGAGGCCGTCGCGAGTTGCCTCGTGTCGTAGCGGTACGTGCGGCAGGTGTGACACAAGCCTCCGGCGCCGCGCGATTCGTGGCGAATCGGCGGAAATGGTGTGGAAGGTCGGGAAGGTGGGGCATCCTGTTGCGGGGCTTCGACTTCGCCGCCGCCATGGGTCGGCCACACGTCGGACAGGTAGGGCGCTCATGCGCGGTCCTCCTGCCACGTCTCGGGGGCGTCTTCGCCCCAGGGGTTCTGGCCGCCCGTGATGCGCTCGAACTCGAGGCGGCATTTCGCGAGCGGCGGAAAGAGGTACGCCGGCACGCGCGTCGACTTTCCGCCCACGAGCTGCACGACGGGCCGCTTCTTCTGAAGGCCGGGCACCATGCCGTGCAGCGCGTAGCCAAGCTGCGTGTCCCACGACTTGCGGTTGACGCCGACCTTCTGCGAGCGCGCGAGATAATCGTCGTAGAGCTTCTGCGTCTCCGTCATCCCCTCGGCGGTGACGTCGCCTGGTAGCGTGCCCTTCGTGAGGATGTCGAGCCACCAGTGCTGCTCAGGCGTGAGCGACGACACCTTCTGCTCGGCTAGCGCCATCGTGGCCGGGATGGTGCGCAGCGGCACGTCGGTGAGATCGAAGTCGAGCAGATAGCGGAGCAGGGCTTCGCGGCCGCCGCGCTCCATCTGGTCCTCGATCGCCTGGAAGTAGGCCGAGTCCTGCCGCTTGGCGTCGCTCATGTCGAGCACGGCGAAGCGGCGCTCGTCGACGCCGGCGGGCACGAGCCAGCGGTTGTTGCCGGTAATGAAGAGCCGGACGTAGTTCTTGATCCGGACCGGCTCGCGGCCCTTGTACTCGATGAACTGATAGTCGCCGGTGATCAGATCCTTGAGCTTCCCCGCCGCGGCGTGGTCGCCGCCCCAGGTGGCTTCGTCCAGCTGCAGCAGGAGGCAGTTGGCGAGGTGCGAGTTGAAGCGCCCGACGATGTACCGCGGGTCCGCGACGAGCGAGTAGTGCTGACCCAGGAGCGAACCGACGATGCGCCCGACGATCGTCTTCCCTGTGCCCTGGCCGCCGCGGAGCACGAGCGACGTGCCGAGCTTCTCGGTGGGCCGCTGGAAGGGCTGCGCGAACCAGCCCATCACCCACGCGAACATCGCTTCGTCGCCCGAACACACGTTCTCGGCGACGTGATCGAGGAAGAGCTGGCACTTCGCCTGCGTGCCTACCGGCGCCGGCTCGACGGCCCAACCCTTCCAGAGGTTGAAGTAGCTCGCAGGGCTCGAGCGCGACGGGTCGAAGACGAGCCCGCTGTACTGCCGCCGGTCGGGCGAGTCCATCCATACTTTCGAGCGAAACGTCTTCCGCGGCGGCCCGTCGTCGCTCGGCGAGAAGGTGTGATCCGGCCGGCACCACTCGTGGAAGCCGGCGACGGAGAGCAGCCGAACCTCCTCGCTGCCGTCCGACCCGCTCCCCTCATGCAGAATGACCGGACGATCGCCGAGCAGGATGACGGCGTACGCGTCGTTGTACCGCGCGATCGTCTGCTCGCGGGTCTCCTTCGCGGAGAGCGGTGGCTGCGTCGCCGTCACGCGGCCCTCCGTCGCTTGGCGCCGAGCACGGGCAACGTGTTGACGAGCGCCACGAGCGTGGCGGCCGGGAAGAAGCGGAGCTCCTCGAGCGTGAGCTGATCGGTCCGGGTCGCGAGCCGCGCCTGGTACTCGTCCGCGGCCCCGAGATGGAGGCACGCGCGCGCCGCAGTGTTCTCGTCGACGACGAAGTCCAGCAACGCCGCCGCGGCGGGCGACAGGCGTTCGTAATCGACGCCATCGGCGAGCGCCGGGTTGAGCAGCGCGAGCGCAACGACGAGCGCCTCGAGGTGAGCGCGCGACAGAACGGGAGCCGTCACGCGCGCCCCTCCAGATCGTGAGGGTGAGGGGGCCGCGCGCCCTTGCCGATGTTGCAGGGCTCGCAGAGCGTCTGAAGGTTGGCGTCGTCGTCGGACCCGCCCAGGGCCACCGACAGGACGTGATCGACGACGAGTCGCTCGTCGCGCGGGCCAGCCCCGCACCGCCGGCACCGGAAGTCGTCGCGCTCCATGATCCGCGCGCGGGTGGCGTACGAGATCACCCGCGCGCGCCGGCGCGGACGTCCGAGCTCCTGCTCGACGTGCCACCAGTAGACGTAGTCAGATCGCTCGGAATCAGTCATCGCGTCCCATCGCGCGTCGTTGAACGCGGTCATGGTCGCGACGAGCGTCGCCTCGAGGTGCGCGCGGGTGAGCAGGGGATGCGTCACGCGGTGACCCCGCCGCGCCACGGCTGGCCCATGGCCAGGAATCGGTCAAGGTTCGCCTCCACCTCGACGCGCGTCGGGCTCTCGCCGCCGTAGTAGCTGGCGTAGAAGCCGGCGACGTAGGGCTTGAACCAGGCGGTGTGCTCGAAGAGCCACGGCCGTTCTGGAATCACGCGGCCCTGAATCGTCAGATGGCACGACTGGCACAGCGCCAGCAGGTTCCACCAGCGATTGTCGTTCTTCTCGCCGGTCAGGTGGTGGACCGTGAGAATCCGCATCTTGCCATCGGCGGGATGCGTGCACCGGTCGTCGCACGGCATGCGCGTGGCGAACGTGTCGCCCTCGGGATGCCCGCACCGGATGCACCGATTCCCCGCCTCGGCCCGCACACGGTTGTGCACGGCCTTCCGATCGGTGACGTACTCGCCACGGAAGCGCGTCATGTCGGCACCCCGGCGAACTCCACGTCCACTTCGGCCCGGCAGCGGGCGCAGAAGCGGTCGCCGGGCAGGTGGAGCGCGCTGCAGCGGTCGCAGAGCGGCGCCCAGCACGACTCCATCTCGGCGTCGGTGGACCGCGCGACGGGTTCCGGTCTGGACACTTCCGGGACACTTCGCGGGTGCGATTCCAGGCCAAAACGGGGCCCGGAAAGTGCCGATGGCGACTCTAAGCCCGTGGAATCAGAGGATTTGGCCTTGCACCGCGTTGACCGCTCTCCAAGCGGTCGTCGGTTCAATTCCGACCTGTGGCTCTCGATGCTCGACACGTAAGTCATGATGCCACCACAGGTTGCGGCCCCCGTTCCCCGGGGGCTTTTTCGTGCGCGTCGGCTCGGGACACTTCAGGGACACTTCGCGTCGAATCCTGCGGCGTCCGTTCGGGCGCTTTCGTTTCGACGGAGCCGGCCGCGCGCTCCATTCGCTCGCTCCGCCGCTTCAGGTACTTCTTCGCCTGCTTCATGTCGCGATCGCCGATGAACTCCATGCCGAGCCGGTCATCGCCCGTCCGGTCGGCCACGTTGCCGGCGACCATCTTCCGGAAGCCGTGCAGCGCGCGACGGGCCTTGTGGGCAATGCCGGCGCGCGCCTCGGCCCCGACGTACCGGGAGCCGTCCTTGTTCTTCCCGCCGTAGAGCTGGCGATGGAGCGAGGCGTAGCGGTACGGCTCGTCGTCGCCCTCGTCGCCGCCGTGCGCGAACAGCACCCAAGGCCCCGCATAGCCGGCGCGCTGGCGCCAGTAGCGCGCCGTCTCGAGCGCCGCGACGGCGTCCCAGGTCATCGGCTGCGCGAGCTCACGCCGGTTCTTCTGGTAGCCGGCCGGCCAGATGAAAAGCGCCTCGTCGGCGTGCACGTCCGGCCACGCGAGGTGCAGCGCGGCGTTGGCGCGGACGCCCTGATGCCCGGCCAGCATGAGCGCGACGTGGGCACGCCACGTCCGCCACGACTGCGCCGGCAGTTGGGCCAGAATGGCGAGGAACTCGCCCTCGGTGTACTCCTCCGGCTCATTCGCCTCTTCGCCCTCGGTGGTCTGCCAGCGGAAGAGCGCGAGCTCGTTGGAGGTGACGAGCTTCCGCTGCTGGCCCCAGTTGTAGACGATGCGCGCCACGCTGATGATGCCGCGCGTCTGGTTGGCGGACTTCCCGGCCGCCTTCCGAGCCGCGTAGAACTGGTCGACGTGCAGCAGGGTGGTCTCGTCCACCCGCGTCCGCTCGCCGCGGAAGTGCATCCACTTCCGCCACCGCTCGGTGTAGTTCTGGCGCGTCTTCACCCGGCGACTCGTGAACGCTTGGCTCTCGCTGTACGCCTTCCAGAGCTGCGCGTGCGTCGTCTCCGGCCGCGCGCCCTGGCCCGTCATCCGCTCGGCATGGTAGGCGTCGCCCCACGCGATCGCATCCTTGCGACCCTGCCGGGTGAGCGGGAACGTGCGCTTCCGCGAGACGCCGCGGCCGTCCTTGTACTGGACGACGACGCTATCCGCCTTCGGATCCTCGAGCACCCGCACGCGATCGTCGGCGCCCTTCGCGCCGAGCTGGCGCAGTGTCTTCCGGGCGGCCTTCATGCGTCCTCGCTCGGCCCGAATGGGAACGCTAGGAAGTGCACGAGATTCGCCATCGCGCGCCCGTCCTTGCGGCACACCGCACAGTGTCGGTGCGTGAAGAAGAACAGCCAGCGAAATGCGCGCGCGGGCCAGACCAATCCGCAGGACCTACAGCGAATGTTCATGCGGCGTCCGCCTTGGCCTGACGTCGCGCGTCTTCGCGCACGGCCTCGACGTCATGCCGGAGCGGCACCACGGCGAGGAGGTACTGGCGCTCCTTCGGCCGGCGCGGGTTGTACCGGGCATAACCTTGCCGCGCCCAATCGTCGAACCGCTGCCGGAACCAGGGCGCGCGATGGTCCGACCGCACGACGGCCTCGGACTCGGCGATGAACGTCACGAACGGATACGCCGCCTCGGCCACGCCCTCGAGCAGCTCCGCGACGCGCTCGATCGGCACGGTCGCCCCGTGCTTTCTGAGCACGGCGAGGTCGCCGCGTGCGTCGGTGAGGACCTGCGCGAGATCCATAACTACGCCTTCTTCCGGTGCTGTGCCGCAGTCGGGCAGTCCGAGAAATGCGACACCCCGAACCCGCCGTCCGTCGCGGTCGGCTCGACGGCGTTCGGATGCGCGACGGAGATCGGATGCGGCCGCCCCGTCGTCGGGTGCGGCGCGAAGTAGATGCGCTGGTGGCACGACGTGCACGCGGTCGGAAGCGACTTCGCCGGGATCGGCAGGAGGTGGACGGTGGGCATGGCTATGCCTCCTCAGCGGGTGCGGTCAGTAGACGCTGGACGCCGTAGCCGAGCGACTGCTGCGCCTGCTCGACGACTTCGATCATCCGCTCGCCGTTCACGCCCCCGATAGCGTGCGCGAAGAACGCTTCGGTGATCGTCTGGAGCCCGACGGTGGCGGCCGACAACGCAGCGTCCACCCACAGCACGAGGTTGCGCCACGCGACGCGCTCGGCCTGCTCCAGCTTCTTCGTCTCGTAGCCGGTCGGGTTGAAAACGTGCTTGTGCTCCTTATAGTCGTACTTCAGCGGGCGCCCGTAGAGCGCGTCGTACACGTGGCGAATGTTGACCGGCAGCTTCACCGGCACGCGCGGCGAGTCCTTGCCCGGGCGGTCCGGCAGAATGAGCGAGATGACGACGCGATACTCGGCGTAGTCGTGCGCCACGGAGAAGCCCACGGCGCCGTAGCGCCGGAGCATCTTCTCCAGTTCGGCCTTCGACGACGTGACCTGGCTCGTCGTGTCGGCCGACTTCACGAAGGGGCGGGCCGTCGCCACGGCTCAGCCCTCCGCGAGTGCGTTCTTCCCGCGCCGGACCGGCTTGAGATCGTCGAGCGGGAGCTCGTCGGTCATCTCCGCAGTGCGGCCCGCGTCGTCGGAGTGCTGCGCGGGCGGGACGGGCGCGTCACCGTAGGGCGCGTCGGCTGGCGCGGCGGCCAGCGCCTTCGGTCCGCGCTCCGGCTCTACCACGGACACCGGGAGCGCCTCGCTGGCGATCTTGGCCGTCGCCTCGAGCGGCTTCACGATCTCGCCGTACCCGGGGACAACGTCGGCGATCTGCTTCCAGGCGCGGCGCCGCGCGCGGGTGAGCGCCGTCTTCGCCGGCTCCGCGTCGCCGACGGGGTCCTTCTTCGCCAGCCCGCCGCACCAGTTGACGCCGAGGATGGCCGTATCGGTCCCGTCGATCCAGAACCGCTGCACGACGGCGGCGAGCGCCTTCTCCGGCACGTTGTGCTGGATGCGGAGCCGGACGCGCCGGGTGATCTCCTCCTTCGCCCAGCCGTCGCCGTCCTTGGCCAGCTTGTCGAGCCGCTCGTCGGCGTTGATGAAGTCGGGCTCTTCGGGCCGGACGACGCCGGTGCGGATCAGGTGCGCGCCCTTCTCGTCGTACAGCTCGGCCGTGAGGTAGATACGCCCGCCGAGGATCTCGACGTGCCGGACGGGGTCGAGCCCGTTCTCGTAGCAGTAATGCGCGACGGCGCGCGCCATGTCCGGCGTGGTATCACGCCCCCACTGCGTGCCGCGGATCGCGGCGACGAGCTGGTTGCGCTCGCGGAGCGCGTCGCGGGTCTTCTCGATGCGGGCAGCGGTGGCGTTCTGCGGCGTCTGCGTGGCGACGGCGGTCCCAGGGGCCTGCTCGGTGCGTGCGGCTGCGGTCATGGTCAGTGCGTCGCCGCGGCGCGCGGCGCTCCGTTGGTGGACTGTGAAACCGGGGTCAGCCCGCTGAGCCGCGGCGGGAGGGGGGTAGCCAGGTCGAGCATTGTGCGGGCGCGCGTCACGACGAGATGCCGCTCCGTCGCGTCCCCGACCTCGTGGTTCGTGAGGCGGTAGAGCGCCTCGACTTCCTCGGCTGCGCGACTGAGCCGCGTCTTCAGGTCGGCGATCATCAGCACCCGGGCCGTGTCGAGCCGCTCCATCGCGAGCAGATCTTTGTCCCGCTGAATGTTGCCGGCGAGCAGCAGCGCGTTGTTGGCGAGGACTTCGTCGTAGGACTGGTAGGTCGCGGCGACGTCCTCGGCGGCCGCGTCAAGTAGCTCGGCCACCACCTGCGCCAGCGTGTAGATGCTGTCGTGCGGGCTATAGTTGGCGAGCGCCGCGCTGAGGTAACGCTTCGCGCTGATCAGCGCGTGCGTGGCCCGCCCGGCGGGATGGTCCTGCACCGCGGCGCTCATGCGGCCCTCCGCTGCACGACGTACCGGCCGCCGCGATCGAGGAGGATGCCGCGGCAGTAGAAGCAGAGGTCGACGGTCACCCACTCCGTCGAGCCCGCAGCCTGTGCCCGGATGGTGCACACATGCCGGCCGCCGCAGTCGGGCGTGGCACAGCGCAGCGCCACGATGGCGGGCGCGATGGTGGCGGCGCTCATGACGCACGCTCCATCGCGTCGCCGACGACCGCCATCTCCGTGAGGGCCGGCGCGACGGCGTCGATGCGCTCGGCGGGCGACGTCGGGATCGCCTCCAGCTTCCGCCAGTGCCACTCGTAGCCGGCTTCGCCGGGCCGGTCGATCACACGCTGGACGCGCTCGTACACGCCGCCGCCGTGCAGGAACACGGTGGCGACGCCGTCGATGATCTTGATCGTGTGACCCTTGTACGGCAGCATCGACGCGGCCAACCCGGCACGCAGCCGCGCGTTCTCCTCACGGAGATCGTGCAGCGCGGTCGCCTGTTCGCGGAGCCGCGCCTGGAGGCGCTGGGTTTCGGACTTGCTGATGGGGGCGTGCATTGAATTGATCCTCTCTCGGGTGTATCTTCGTGGGGCAGGACTCTCGGGCGTCTCCCCCGTCTACTCGCGGCAGCTTGTAGGCGGGGGCTCGTGTTTCTACGCCCGAGGACGACGGAATTCGATGGCGACGCGGTAGATCGCGTAGCAGAGTGCGACGAGCAGAATGACGCGGATCATGCCGCCACCGTCGAACCGTTGAGGTACGCGACGCGGTCAGCCGCCTTGTCCTGCTCGGCGTGATCGCTGTCGGTGTGCCACTTGCCGCTCGGGTCGTAGAAGCCGACCGTCCAGAGCGAGGGCTCGGACTGCACGTAGACCCACATCACGCGAGCCCCACCGGCGCCGGCGAGCACCCCATCGGACGCGGGTAGTTGCTGGCGCGGCGACGGAGGCCGCCCTGGTAGAGCTGGAGCGCGCGCGCCGCTTCCCCGACCTGCACGTCGGCGTTGGCGATGTTCTCCGGCGTCGGATCGAGCTTGGCCGTCGTGATCGCCTCGACACCTTCCGGCACTTCCTTCGTGACGACGAGGTAGGTGCATTCCCCCGAGTGGGGCAGTGTCAGCGGCTCGAGCATGTACTCCATGAGCGCGATGGCGAAGTCGATGATGCGCTCTTCGGTCTGCTGAATGCACGGCCCGCCAATCCGAGCGGCTTCCGCGGCGACGGCGCGCATCGGATCGGCGCACCGCTCCCACGGGCGGGAGGGGTTGTCCCGGCGGGCGGCGTTGTCGAAGGCGGCGCGGGGTTCCGGCCGGCAGGGGAGCGCGCTGGCCGCGTTCACGAAGGCGAGCTGCACGGGTCGGATTCGGCGGCTCTCGGTCATTTGCCGGCCCGGCAGAGCGCGGCGGTGAGTCTGTTGGCGCATTGGTTCTCTCGGGTGAATCGTGGGAGTGTGAGACTGCCCTACTCTCTCGCGCCCCTACATCGGAGCGCGCTAAGCGGCCCGTCAGGACGCGGCGAGGTGCGCTGGCCGCATCGCCTGCCACAGCAGTTCGCGCCAATCGTTCTCGGTGCCCCCGAGTTCCGCGACGAGCGCGGTGATCGTGGCGTCCGTCGGGCGTACCGTGGCGTTCAGATGGTTGGAGACACCGCCGCGTGGCAGGCTGTACTTGTCGCAGAAGGCGCTCACCGTATCGAGACCGTTGCTCTCGAGCGCCCCACGGATCGCCGACGGCACCGACAGCCCCAACGCAATCAGCTCCTTGACCTTGTCCATCGCGTCCTCGCTTCGTATCGTTGACCCGTGCTTAGCGGCGGTTACGGACTAATGCTAAGCGACTCCACTGATGATACGTTAGCGGGAAACCGCTGTCAAGGCCCACTTTTGATCCAGTTTCGCGTGGCGACTTCACGGTTCGGTCAGCGGTTCGGCTATGCCCGGTGGTTGAAGCATCTGGTGGACGGGACAGCACCGACGCACGCCGAGATTGGCCGGGCCGTGGGGCGCACCGGGCCGGCGGTCGGGGCGTGGCTGGCCGAGAGCGAACCGCCAAGCGACTGGAAGGTCCACGCGCCCCTCGCCGGCTTCCTCGGCGTCGACGAGGGCTGGCTGGTCAAGCAGGAGGGGAAACCGCCCAGGCCAGAGCTCTGGCGGGAATGGCTCGTCGCGCGGGCGCTCGACGCCGCGCGCGCCGAGGACCCGGCTGGCGTTGAGGAGTTCCTAGAGAAGGAGCGCGCGGCGAGCCGGCCTGCTACGGCACGAGGCGCGGCAAAGAAAGCGGTCGGTGCAGGGAAGGGGAAAACCCGTCGGTGACGTCGGCCTGGAGGAGCTGCAGCGTCGTGGGGCGCGGCTCGTCGGGCACGAGCGCCGCGAGCTGGGCGATCACATCGTCGTCGAGTTCATCAAGCCGGGGGACGCGGCAATCGAGCAGCATGCCCTCGAGGCCGAGCGCGTAGAAGATCCAGCGGTTTCGCGTCTGGTGCAGGGAGTGATAGACGCCCGGCGGATCGGGAGCATCACTCAGAAGGGGCCGGGCAGGTACGTTGGACGGCTTGCGGCTGGCGGACGGCATCGAGCGTCTCATACTAGGTAGAACCCACCCCGTTACGCCCCTGCGTCGGTGCCCCTTCGGGAGAAATCTTTGTGGAAACTTTGTGCATCCGTTTACAGTTCGCAAGCCCATGAGCATGATTCTTGTGCGAGTATGAGAGGATTTTAATGCAAACGTTTATCGGAGACGCTACGATGCGGGCATGGTCGCGCTCCTTCGCCCTCTCTGGCGCGCGCAGGACGCCCTGCGCCGACTCATCAACCGTGTGTGGTATTGCTCCGTCGGCGAGCATCGCGGCTCGCCGTGCAAGGACTGCGGCCGATGACTAGCCCTGAGTGGGAGCGCGGCGTCCTGAAGGAGATCGGCCAGACGCGCCGGTTCCTCTTCGTGCCGCGCGAGACGAGCGATCTGTCGGACCTGACAGTCGCCCGTCTCTTCACGGCGGTGCTCCTCGTGCTCGGCGTCGTGATCGTCCTCGTGCCTGGCGCGTGGATCTGGATCGTGGCGGCGTTCCTGATCCGCCTCGTGTGGGTGCTCGTTCTCCGCTGATCACCAGCAGGGGATATACCGCGTGGTGCCGTTATCGATGATCGGCACCCACTTCGTCGGGTTGCCGGCCACCGGGGCGTTCGTGAGCGTGCCCGCCGCAGCGGCCGCGCCGTTCGTGAGCGCGACCAAGGAGGTGAGCAACGTGGCGCTCCCGACCTTGATGATGCCGGTGTTCGTGAAGACGTGCGTCGGCGTCCCCCAGAAGGCGGCGAAGGTGCCGTCGACCTTGCCGTTCACGGCGTGATAGAACTCGATGTCGCCATTCACGCGCGCGATACGCAGCTTGGAGGTCGCCGCGAAGCTCTGGTGCCACAGATCGGCCGTCGTCGACTGCGTCGCATTTGTGGCCGCGTAGACGCTACCTTCGCCCCAGAGCGTACCGACCGAGCCGTAGGACCCGGAGTCACCGAACCGAATCTGCACGACGGACGAGGCCGCGCCCTCGAGCACCAGCTCCTGCCGGATCGGGAAACTCCGGGGCAGGGCGGAGCCGGTGTTGTAGTTGCCAGCGAACAGGATCGCCGCCGCCGCCGAACTGTCCACGTTATATGCCTGCGTGAGTAGTCCCTCGGCCCGGTTGTTGGTGACCATCGACTTCACGCAACTGGCCGGAACGGCGATGCCAATCGCGTAGCCGACCGCGACGTCGTTGCCGACGTTGTTCCCGCTGATCAGGCACCCTTCACAGGCCGAGAGGTCGATCGCGGTGTACGTGTTCGTGAGGATCGTCCCGCCGTTGTAGACGACGTTCCCGACCACGGAGTTGGACGAGCCGCTGTTGAGGCAGAGCCCGGAGCCGCCGGAGTTGGTGATCGTGTTCCCGGTCAGCGTGCAGCGGTAGGCCCCGGAGATGTCGATCCCGCGGAGTCCCGACGCCTGGATGACGTTGCCCGTGATCATGCAATCTGTGATGCCGCCCCAGGCCACGGACACGCCGCTGGCCGAGCCGCCGGCGTTCTGGGAGAGCACGACGGTCGTCGCGTTCGTCACCGACAGGATGTACGCGCCGACGGGGATCGTCCCGCCGCTCATGATCGTCCCTTCGTCGTTCTTCACGAAGCCGGCAGTCGCCGACGTGACCGTGGGGGACGCCGCGATCGTGACCGCATCGGCGACCGAGTGCGGGCTGATCACCGGCAGGGTACCGATGCCGTAGGTGCTGGGGCTCTTGATCGTGTTGCCGGTGATCGTGCACCGCACCAGCGGCGCGCGGAGCGAGATGCCGGAGCCGGTCACCGTGTTGATCGAGTTCCCCGAAATGGTGTGACCCTCGCAGGGAATGCCGCCCAGCACGATGCCGGACTTGGCGCCCCCCGACGCGGTGTTGCCGACGACGGTGCAGTCGGTGCAGTTCTGGATGGCGACCGCGCCCACGGTCAGCGTCGTATCGTCCTGCACGGCGCCCCAATCCTGCACCGTGTTCCCGACGACTGCGCCGCGGACGCAGGACTGGAGGTAGATCCCGGTGCCGCCGACCGCCGTGACCAGGTTGTTCGCGACGCGATTCTCCCGCGCGGCGATCGACGTCGCGCCGGCGGTCCGGTAAATCATGATGCCGTAGCCGTTGTTGTTCCCGGCCCCGGTCTTCGCGCCCGAGCAGACGTTGTCCGAGATGTCGGACTGCGCCATGTCGTAGCAGCCGATATTCGTCTGCACCGCCACCGACTGGCACTTGTTGCCCGTGATCTTGATGCGCTTGGAGCCGTCCGCGACGGTGCCGTTGCCGTTCACCTGGATGTCCGACGACAGCCCGGCGCCGATGTAGCCGTTCCCGCTGAACAGGTTGTCTTCGATGAAGACGTCGTCGCAGCCGTAGACCTGGACGCCGCCGGCGTAGAGGGTCCCCGTGGCGGGGCTGGTGCAGCCCGTGAAGGAGCAACGCCGCACGGCGACCTTCGTGCACGCCGAGAACACGACGCCGATCGCGCAGAGGCCCTGGATCGCGATCCCTTCGACGGCGATGTTCGTCTTGCTCGTCGCCGAGAGGGCGTAGCCGTTCGCGACGGTCACCTGGAAGATCGTCTGCCCCGCGATGCCCCGGAGCCGAACGTTCGACGGGATCAGGAGCGCCGCCGTCTGCTTGTAGGTGCCCGGCGGGGCCAGCACGTCGCCGCCCGTCGCCTGCGCGCCGGCGACGGTCATCGCGTTCTGCAGTGTGGTCGTCGCGTCGTTCACGCCCGTCGAGATCACGACCCCGAGCGGCGCGTAGTCGAGCACGTTGAAGACGGCGTTGTTGACGAGGTACGCGGAGAGGGTGTTCACCGTCCGCGACTGGCCGGGCAGCGTGACCGCGCTCGAGGAGCCCACGGCCGACATCGTGAAGCCGGTGCCGGTGCCGGTGAGCACGAGCCCGGCGGTGGGATCCGGCAGGTTGAGGTTGTACGCGGCCGGGTTGATCGTCGCGCCCAGCTTGAGCGAGCGATCGACCTGGTCCTGGAGCTGCTGCGCGATCATGAGGAGCGCGTCGAGCCCCGTCTCCACGTCGGCCGGCGAGTTCCGCCCCTGGTTCTTGAGGTCGATCGTCTGCTTGAGCGGCCGATTGCGGCGGATCGTGAGCAGATCGCCCGACGTGCCGGCGTTGCCGAGCGTGACGGCACCGCCCGACGTGTTCCCCACGCCAGAGACGGCGTAGTCCAGCGGGTAGCTCAGGATGGTTTCGACGCCCGTCGCGACGGCGCGGCGGATGACCTGCACGTCCGCTGCGTCCAGGATGCGGAACGTGTACGGGTAGACGAGCGTCGCCCCGTTCAGGGTGTAGTCGTTGCGGTTGGTCGTCGTCGCGACAGTCATGGTCCAGGTCTCCGGAAACAGAAAAAGCCAGCCTGCCCCGAGGTGGGCAGCTGGCCGTGGTGAGCGGTGATCTCGATTGTCGTCGTGCGGTCGTCCTACGGTCCTGCGGTGCTACCTGTGGGCTATCCCGGGATCCCGGAGAACGTGCCGAAGTTCTCGTCCGCGAGGCTCGGCGCGCGCTCCCGACTACAGCCGCCGGAGTAGGTCGCCTGTGCGGGCGTGGACATCAGGCGGCCATAGGCGTCGTACTTCGCCAGCGACACGCGGTGAATCCCGACTTCCTCGATCCGGTCGGCCATGAACGCCGTCATCGCATCGAACTGCGGGAGCGGGAAGTCCTTCGTGCGGAAGACGAATGCGCCGCTCGGCGTCGCGATCCGCCACTTCACGCTCCAGCACGAGCGCTTCCGTTTCATGGCCCGGGCCGCGTCGGGAGCGGGAGCGCCGGAGGCGTCGACGCGCCGCGCGGGCCGTTCTCCACCCGCCAGCGAATCGAGTCGGCCCCGACGACCGGCATCCAGTAGAAGTACCGATCCGTGAGCGTGAGCGGATAGGCGGGCGGAGGACGCCAAACCCCCGGACTCACCAGCGTCCACCGGACCGAGTCGCGCGCCACCGAAATGTTGGGCGCCCAGACGAGCGTATCGTGCGCGCTGGCCGGTCCCGCGAGGCGGACGGTGTCGACGCGGAGCACCGTATCCACCCGCGCGGCCGGCAGCGTGAAGTTCGCCGGTTTCGGGCCGACCGAGGTCGCGAGGCCGTAGATGCCGCGCCCGCCGACGAGCGTGAGCTGCCAGTAGCTATGCACCGTGTCCGCGCGAACGACGACGGAGCCGGGGATCTTCACCGTGTCGACGCGCGACGCCGGGAGCGCGATCTTGTTCACGCTCACCGACGTGATCTTGCCCGTGGCCGCCGTGATGACGCGGGTGGCGGTGTAGATCGTCGTGTCGCGCCCCGTCTGGGCGAGCGCCGGCGCCGCGAGCAGGAGCGCCAAGGCGGCGGCTCTCACAACTCCTCCACGACGATCCGGCCGGCGCGGTTGTGCGCCTGCCAGATGAGCGGCCCGCCGGCGGCGCCGGAGCGCACGCTGCCAGTCGCGCCGTCGCCGGCCTGCTGGAGCAGGTGCCGGCACTCGCGGATCGCGAGGCGCTTGTTCGCCCGCGGCTCCCCCTGCGACTGGCCGTTGACGCGGATCGGGTAGCGCACGAAAATGCGGCCGCTCATCGCGGGAGCCTCCCCTTGAGTGCCCCCGCGATCTGCGCCGCGACGACCTCCGTCGCCTCGCTCGGAATGTTCGGATTCTTCGCGAGCTCCTTCTGCGCCTCTTCCATCGCGTGCGCAACGCCCCACTTGAACAGCTTGCCGAAGAGTGCTTTCCACATGGATCGATCCTCCGTGAGAGAGTCCTACGGGAGCAGCAGCGTTGGCGTCCCGCCGAGCGCGTCGGCGTGGATCACGTCGACGTCCATCGTCTGATTGGTGAGCCCGACGACGAGGTCCTCGAGCGTCGCTACCTTCTGGCGCATCTGAACGCCGCGCACCGCCGGGATCTGGTCGCGGTTGAGGTTGTAGGCGCTCCAGTAGGCGTCGAAGCGGAGATTCCGGTACAGCTGCACGGCCGTGAGCCCGCACGAGTCGCCGACGTAGAGGCCGGGGTGATAGCCCGCCTCGGTGACGCGCTGGTGCCACGCGTTGCAGAAGGCGATGACGTCGGCCGCGGGGACGCCCCGCTTCACCCCTTCGAGGTCGCACCAGACGGAGACGCCGAGCCCGCGCGGGATACCGATGGCGCGGCATTCCTCGGCCGCGACGGCGCCGTACGCCGCGCCGAGGTTCTGGCCCGGGATCCAGCCTTCCGGGGCGACGTGCTGCACGACGCCGACGCCGAGCCCGGCGTAGAGGCACGCGGCGAGCTCGCCCGCGATTAGGTCGTGATCGTTCGCCTGGCCGCGGCGCACGTAGCGCATCACGAACTGGAAGCCCTTCGCGACCGCGTCCTTCGCCTGGACGCGGGTGATGCGCTGGTTGGCGTCGAACCCACGCGCGCCGTCGAGCAGATGGCCGATGATCATGGCGGTGTCTCTCCGTCAGGGGGGAGAACGACCGGCGGATCGGTCGCGCGCCGGTGCGCATGCAGCCGGTCGTTGGCATCGAGCACGAAGGAGCCGCCGTCCTTCGCCCGCTTCGCGTCGGCCCAGAAGAAGCCCCACCAGCCGAGCCCCACGCCGACCGTGATCGCGGCATAGAAGAAGTGCGTCGGCAGGTGCGGGAGCCCGCGCAGGTGCAGCGTGGCCTCGAGCACGAAGGTCGCGAGCAGCCAGAGGATGCCGAACCCGCCGACCGCGTAGCCGACCCCCTGGCGCGTCGTCATCGCCGCACGACCCGGAGCTGCGGCGCCGGACGCGCGGCCGCCCCGCAGAAGAGCAGGATGCCGAGCAACCGCACGCCCTGGTACACCCCCCAGCTCCACCAGCCCGGCGCGAACGCGTACCACCACCACGCGACGAGTCCGGCGCCGAACGCGACGACGAGGCAGTCGCGCAGCCGGCCGAGCGCGGGTCGCTCCCACGCGATCCACGCGACCGACCCCCACGCCACCGTCCGCAACAGCACGTCGATCCCCAGCGGGCCGTGCCAGAGTACCGCGACGACGCCGACGATGACGAGGGCCACGGCCAACCGCATCGCGTCCAACCGATCCAGCAGGACGGCCCCGACGAGCGCCGCCTGCGTGACCGGGTAGAGATTCCCGACGAGGTCCGGATCGACGAACAGCGCCGCCGTGTCGGCCAGCCACGAGACCGCGAACGCGAGGGCGAGCCACCACCAGGCCGCGCCGGCGCGCTGGCCGCGCACCTGGCGCACGGCGAGGAAGACGAGCGGGATGAGCCCCATCTCGGCGGCGAGCTCGGAGACGACGCGCGCGATGGTCACTGGCAGATCGGCGGGCAACGCCGCGAGTCGTTGATGTCGGCGCTGGCGTCGTCGTCGGCGCCGGCCACTTTCACCGCGCCCACCACGCGGAACGTCATCTTGTCGCCCCGCTGCCGGACTTCCACGCGGGCGATGTCGGCCCCGATGGCACCGATCTGGTCATACAGCGCGCGCACGGACGCGCCTTGGAACCAGTGATAGGGCTGGTCAGTCGGCTTCGTGCCCTGCGGGCGGCGGCGGGGCTTCTGGGGCGTGGTCATGCGACAACCTCCTCGGACTGTGGTGGCTGGTGGCGACGGTGCGCCCGTTCCTCGAGCATCTGCGCGCGGAGCCGGGCGAGGTCGTCTGACAGGTTAAAATTCGTGCGTTGGATCGCGATGTTCTCGTCTTGCGCTTTCAATACCGCGCGCGTGACGGCGCTCGTATACGCGCCGAACGAGCGGACCAGATGGAACACCGCGAACACGAGCGCACCTTGCCCGGCGATGACGGCAATCGCGATCCATGTTGGCATGGTTAGTCTCCCTGCCTTCGCCGCTCTTTGCGGCGCTCTGAGAGCGTCAGCACCATCTCGGCCACCTTCTCCCGTCGCTCGTCGCTCGCGCGCCGGTCGCTGGTGAACCCGAGGAAGTCAAGCAACGCGTTCGTCTCGTCGTGCCGTTCCCGATTGTCGAGTGCAATGTCGAGCAAGAGGTCATGATCCTCGAAGAGCACGTCAATCCGACCCACCGATTCGGAGAGCCGCGTAAACGCCTGAAGTTCCGGCGCGAACATCTCCCGCATCTGCTTCTCCATCTCCGCCCGCTCCTTTAGCCGCGTCGCGCGCCGCCATTCGAGGAACGGCTTGGCGACCTTGGCGACGAACGCCCACACGCCACCGAGGCCGATCGAGACTTTCGCCCCAATCTCGACGACGTTCGCAATGCGCTCCCCGAGTTGGGGATCGGTCGGCGGCGGCGGATTCATCGGCTCCCATCAGACGACTTCTTTGCCGATGCCTTCTTCGGCTTCGGCGAGTAGGTGTTCACACTGATGCCGAGCGCGTCGGCGATCGTCGCGAGCACCACGTTCGCCGCGTTGGGATTCGTCGCGAGTTCATGAATGTTTGTGATCGGGAGCGGCGTGAAGAGATTGCTCAACTCGCCCTGCACGGTGATCGGATTCCCCTCGAAGTCGTGGCCTTTCAGGAGGTCCTTCACCAGCGCCGCGGCGGGGCTGAGCTTGTTCTCGAAGAAGTTGTAGACGACGTCGGTGCCGGAGCGCGCCCCGAAGCCACCCGAATTGAGCGGCGTCACCTTGCCGGTCGTGCTGCTCTTGCTCGACATCGTCAGGAGCCGCGCGGCGAGCGTGATCAGCGACCCCATGCCGCCAGTGACATCGAATCGCGTATCCTTGACGCGGATCTTCCCGAAGTCCGAGGAGCGCGGGTCCAGCTCCACGCTCTTCGGATCGACCGCGCGCGCGATGGCGAGAATCGCCGCCGTGCCAGCCGTCACCTTCACCAGATTGATCGCCGCCTGCTTCCGCACGAACGGCGTCACGCCACCCTCCAGCTGGTGCGCGGTCAGGAAATCGAAGTCGCTCTTGAGCTTCCGCGCCGAGAAGAAGACGGCGTTCGTCACGTTCGCCGCCGGCTCGGCCGGCCCCAAGTGGCCGCGCGCCGTCAACGAGTTGACGAGCCTCCCGATCGACTCCAGCTGCCGCGGGTCCGCCAGATCGACGCCCGACTTCTCGGCGATCTCCATGTACTTGTCGAACACGTCAGCCCGCATCCGGTACTGGAAGGCCGTGAACGCCGCCTCGCTCGCCTTGTACGCGCGGCCGAGCACGGGAATCTTCTCCGGCAGCGACGACGGGAACTGATCCTCGACATTCGCGAGCGCGAGCTTCGCCTTCGCGTAGCGGCCATTCATCGCGTTCGGCCGCGAGAGAATGTCCGCGTTGACTTCGTTCATCACTTCCTTCCCGCCGAACTGCTGGACCAGATCGACGAAGGACTGCTTCGCGTTTTGGTACCAGATTTCCGGGTGCGCGAAGAGGTTTTTCCAGCCCTGCCGCAAGAGCGCCGAGTTGTCGAAGCTCGCCTTGATCGACTTCGAGAATCCCGCCACGTTCGACAGGAAGCCCGACGCGGTGATCGGCTTCTTCGTGCCGTTCTTCAGCTCGGACACGTAGTTGGCGAACTCCACCCGCGCGCGCCCGTAGGCCAGCCGGTCGCCGCCGCCCTCGAGCGCGGTGCGCGAGTCGGACACCGCCTTCGCCAGCTCCGAGATGCGCCCCGCCTCCTCCATCGTCACGCCGAACCCGAGGCGCTGCTTCGCCAGGTCGGCCAGGAAGGCGTCCATTGCCTTCGGCTCGAGCACGCGGTCCATCCGCTCCACGCGGGTCACCAGATCGCGCTTGATCTCCGGCTTGAGGCCCGTCACCTGGTCGATCCAGCTTTTGAGCCCCTGCTGCTGGTTCTTGAGCAGGAGCTTCGACTCGAAGGTGGCGTTGACGTGCGTCGCGTTGGCCTCGCCGACGATCTCGGCGAAGGCCGCATGCCGCTCCGCGCTCGTCATCGCGGCGAACGCGGCCGGGTCGAGCTCGCCCGACTCCACCTTCTTCAAGAAGGCGTCGGCGTGTTTCGGCAGGAGGCAGAAGGATGGCGGCATCAGCAGCGCAGGGAATCCACGAACTTGGCCCACGCCTCGCGCGTGAGGCTGGACTTCGCGAGCTGCGCCCGGATCGCCGCGATCGTCTCTTCCGTGGCGCGGGGCACCGCCTTCGCGCCGCCCATGCGCACGGTGATCACCTCTTTGATCGCGGCCACGGGCGACTCAGGGTCCCGCTCACCCAGCGCCCGAATCCGCTGGCCCATCGTCGTGGCCTCGCTGGTGAGCCGGCCCGTGGCGAGGTCGCGGATCGTGGCCACGTCGCCCTGCTCGATCGCCTGATTCTCGACCGCGACGAAGACCGACTCAGGAAGGAGTCCATCCGGGGCAGGGGCCTCGCCGAGCGCGACGCGGCGGGCCAGGGCCGGGTCGGATTCGAGGAGCGCCACCGCCTGGTCGGACTGGTCCGCCATCGAGATCGACCGATACTCCGGCACGTCGCCCAGGGTCGTGCTCAGCTTGTTCACGACCGCCTTCCGTTGCACGCTCGCGGAGAGCCCGCGTGGGCGCACCGCGCCGGTCCCTTCCACGGCCGCCAGTGCCGCGCGCGCCTTCGGATCCTCACCGGGACCCGAGCCGAAGAAATCCTCCGTCGCGCGCCCGAGCGCCTGCTCCTGCGTCATGCCTTCCCGCTCGAGCCGAGCCTCCTTGGCCACCTGGATGATCTCCGCCAGCGCGTCGCCAGCGACCCCGCGGAGGGAGAACTCGCGCTCGATCTGCGCGAGCCGCGTCTTCGCCGCCGCGACTTGCCGGTCGGCGGTGATCGAGGTGCCTTCCGATTCGTCGGAATACGAGACGCCGCGGTTCTCCATGTCCGCCTGCGCGCGCTCGCTCGTGAGCAGGCCGGTCCGCGCGTGGACCTGGGCCGTCTGGGCCTGCTCGAGCGCGGTCTGCGCATCGAGCGCCGCCTCGGCCAGCTGCTCTTCGGAATGCCCGCGGAACCGGCTCGGCTTGAGCGCGTTCGCGAGCGCGACTGTCTCCGGGGTGGCACCTTCGGGCACGTCCGCGCCGCGGGCGGTGCGCGGCACCTCGCCGGCCGCGGGAACCCGGCCTTCCGGCCCACCCATCGCGAACCCCTCCGGGTAGCTCGGCGTCGGCTCGGTCGGACGGCTCGACGCCAGGTCGCGCGCGACCTGCTCCATCGCCGCCATGTGCGATTCGGGCGTGTTCGGCGACCCGCGCCGGCGCCACTCCGCCGCGGCGAGCTCGCGGAGCCGATCCGGACCGACCAGCTCCTTCGCGCGCGCCACGGCGTCGACCGTCGACCCGGCCCGCCCAGCGCCGGCGGTCGGCAGCATGACGGACGACGGCTCGTCGCCGGGCACGCTGGCGAAGCCGGTCTCGCTCATGTTCTTGAACGACTCCGTGGCCGCCGCGTGGCCGGAGTCCCACGACTCGGCGAGGCCCGTCGACGGATGGTACGGGTTGGCGTCGTCAGGAAGCCCGTGACGGGCCGCCACGGCGCCCAGCGTCTCCGCGCCTTGCGGCGACTCGAAGAACGGCCCTGGCCCCCGCGCTGCGCGCCGGCGCGGCGCGTTCGTGACCCGCGCCGCATCTGCGGCACGCGCGTCCGAGAGCGCGGCCCGCTCCTCGGCTAGCCGGCGCGCCTCGTAGTCCGCTACGGACGACGCGAGCGCCTCTTTCTGCGGCCGCCGAGCCGGCCCACCGGCGGGCGTCTCGTCGGTGAGCATTGAGGAGAGCGGCGTCGCCGCGAGGTCGGCCCGGTCTTCCGCGATCCGGCGGGCGGTATAGTCTGCCTTCGCCTGCTCGATCGGCGCGACGCGCGCGAGGTCGGGCGCGAGCGGCATCTCTTTCACGCCCCGAGCGCCCGCCTCCATCATCCCGTGGCTCACGTCGAGCCCGCGGTACGCCTTGACGCCGACGTGGATCAGCGGGGCGAGCCCCAGCATCGCCGCCTGCACGGCCGCCGCCTCGCCGGAGATGCGTTCCGGGTCCGCCTCGGCGCGCTTCCGATCCTCCGGCGAGAGCGACAACTCGGCCGCCTTCTGCCAGCCGTACTGTGCGATATGGAAGGTCATCTGGCCCGCCATCGCGAGCCCGACCGCCGGGCCGACGACCGGCATCGCGAGCGCCGCGGTCGTG